TATCGTGTTCGACCGATTCGTGACCCGACCCGACGCAATGGAATCTACATTGGCTCAAGCACACCGGACACAGGCGTCTTTCAGCCCGGTGAGTACACAGTCAAGTTCCTTCCGCTCGATAGCCCGGATCAAGACCAGTACGGCCTCTTTAAGAGTTACGAGGAGGCTGAGCATTTGGGTGATCTGTCTGGCGCCCGGAAACGGGAGTTAGCAGAGATCGAGCATGCCACCGCTCACCTTCGGCGAGAGAACGATCAGCTGAAGCAGCAGCATGCGCTAGAAATTAGTGAGTGGGAGTTCAAACTGAAGCACGCCGAAGCTCTTCAGAAGGAGGCAGACTTTAAGCGCGAGCGCCGAGAGTCTGAGTTGGAAGAGGAGCGAAAGCGTATCGAGCACTTCTTAGCGCTTGAGAAGCTGAGGATGAAGGACCGCTACGAGGAGCGCAGCTTGGACAGGAAAGACCGCAGTGAAGTAGTAAAGATGTTACCGACAATCATAGTCGGAATCGGGGCAGCCATCCCAATCGTCATGAAACTGTTCGGCAAGAGCAGCTAGTGATGCTAAGAGGATGCAGTTAAATGCGCAAGTTTGATAGGATTGACCAAAGCGAATGGACCGCGAACTTTCTCGGCTAATTGATCAACACACCCCCAAATTGAATCCGGATTTGGCGGGCGGCTTGGCACAGAAGCACATGCAGGAAGCTGAAGGCTGGGTTGACTCGGTATTCCGAGCCGTGGCTAAAGGCTTTCCGGATGGCTTCACCTATGTGAGAGGAGAGCGCTGTACCCCACAAGAGGAATTCGACGAGGCAACTCGGAAGAAGAACAACAAACGGATGTTCGATGTGGCCAGGTCGGACATTTACATGATGAAGTACATCTTTCGCCATACCGACAAGAACGGTAAGACGGAGGAAATCAAGCGGTACATGTATCTCCCGTTTGTGTCCGATGCTGGGGTGATTTATCTCGGCGGCTCACGCTTTGTGATCTCGCCGATTTTGGCCGACCGAGTAATCTCGAAGGGGGAGGATTCCATCTTCGTGAAGCTCATCCGCGCGAAGCTGACGTTCCAGCGCGAGCAGCAGCATTATCTCGCGAACGATGTCACGGGGCGGGATTTCCGTGAGACAGTTCACGTGGCCTGGTCCTTGGTGTACAACAAGAACCAGAAGATGCAAAAGCTTAAGCCGGTCATCAAAGCGAACACCACGCTCGTTCACTACTTGCTGTGTAAGTATGGATTTGCGGAAATGTTCCAGCGCTTCGGCGGCACCGTGCCGATCGTGGGGGATGCGAGCACCATTAGCGAAGCGGAGTATCCGCCAAGCGACTGGGTGATCGTGAAGACCAACACCCACACGCGGCCTGCGCGCACGTATACGCTTAAGCAGTATACGCCGACGACGATACGCCTGGCTATCCGCCGGGAGGATTACACGCCGATGGTCAAAAACCTGGTGTGTGGGTTCTTCTACATCGTCGATCACTTCCCGAGCCGCGTCCAGCCGAAGTATCTGGGCACGATCGATGCACCCAAGCCTCGGGAGCGTGCCTTGTGGATGATTCTGATGGGTCATCTGCTGTTCTCCAGCAACATCACCGAAGGTAAGCTGGAGGACGACATCGCTGAGCACATCCGTAGCCTGGATGAGTACATCGATGAGGTGATGAAGATCAAGTTCCGCGACATCGGGATGCCGATCGAGGACATTTACCAGCTCTTCGGTATTGTGCTCGAGAACTTCCAGGACTGGATTCTCGCGGCGCGGGATCACGTCAGTAGCATGTACGACAAGGAATTGTCGGTGCTGTATTACGTGCTCGACGAAATCACCAAGCAAATCAACAAGTTCTACTTCAAGCTGAAGGCGGCTTCGAAGAAAGAACTGAACACGAAAGAAATCACGACCATGATGAACCAGACGCTGCGGACCGGTCTGGTGTACTCGATCACCAAGAAGCACGGTGAGGTCTCGACGATTTCGTGTCCTGGCGACAACAAGGCGTTCAAAACGACCGCCCAGTTGGTGCCGCAAACGAGCTCCAGTCGCCAAACGGGGCGGAAGGACAACGCGGCAATCAGTGACCCGACGAAGAAGATCCACATTTCGGTGTGTGAAGTCGGCGGGTATGCGAATCTGCCCAAGAGTGATCCTTCCGGGCATGCACGCTTGAATCCGCATCTGCATACGGACTCCAAGGGTGTCGTGCTGCGCGACCCGGCTCTCATTGAGTTGCTGGACTCCACCCAGGTCAAGCTGAAACCCTACGGTAGTCGGGTCCGTCAATTCAGTGCGTCTCACTAAAAGCGCTCGGTAGACGTATCGAGTGTAAGCAAAAAACAAGGAAAGGAAACAAGCCATGGTTATGTCAAATGCGGGTCTGCCTGCGGACCCTTACAATCCAGAACGCGCTCCACTGCCTATCGCCATCAACAATCCGCCCTGTGTCCCGCAGTTTCCGTATCCGGGGTTCATGGCAGACTTGATACCGGTGATTTCGGCGGCGGTCGCGCTCGATTTTCAAACCAATGCGCCCAATAGTCCGCCGCGGACGATGGCGTACAACGTGGTGTCCCGTAACGGCTACCAAAACGAGGTGTTCGCAGGTCTCGTGATGGGTGTCGTCGACTGGGTCCTGCTCGGGTTGGCGAGCAACAAGTTCCAGAATCCGGAGCAAGGTGCGCAGGCGCTGATCCCGAAGATGGTCGAGATGTATGTGGCAAACCAAGTGGTGCAGTACGCGGAGCTGCAACAAGGGGTGCCGCCACAGATGCAGGCGCATATCACCGGTCTCGTTCAGATGGCAAACGACATCCAGAACGAAATCAATGCGTTCAAGAACAGTCCCGTTTACGCGCAGATGATGCAAGGCGGCGCGCCGCAGGGTGGTCAAGGTGCGGGTTGGGGCAATCAAGGCGGTGGCAATCAGTGGGGTGGCGCACGTCAGTGGGGCAACTCCGGTGGTGGCCAACAGTGGGGGAACCAGCAGCAACAGTCGCGCTGGGGCAACCAGGGGGGCGGTGGCTGGAATCAACAACGTCCTCCTGCGCGGCAGTTTGCCGGTTCTCTGAACCAAGGTGGAACGTCGGGCCTGTTCTCCGGGGGTGTGCAGTATGGCGAACCCGCCCAGGAAAGCGGCAGCTTTAACACAAGCCGTTTCGACAAGAAGCCGGGTGACAACCAAGGACCTTCCGTGCCGAACGTGAAGACGTCCTGGGTACCGCCAAGCGAACGGAGTGAGTCCGCACCCGCAGCCAAGCCTGCAACGCAGGTGGAAACGAAACCGGCTGGTAACGAGCCGGAGCATATCGACTCCACCAAACTGGTGTGGAAGCCGTCGGTGCGTCAGCCGTATGCATTGGCGTATAACCCTCGTACCAGTCTGTTGTATCTGCAAAAGCAGGCCGACGGCACTGTCATCCAACTCGTGAAAGAAAGGACGGACTCTTCGATGGACCGTGAAAAGCATCGCCTCCCAACTACATTCGGCAGCGTGCCGAAGTACATCGATACCAACAAATCGGCCCAGACGCTCACGCGTATTGCGGCCGGGGTGAAGGAACTGACCGAGAAGGTCGGCGATGGGGAGGCGGGCGAAGCACCGCCGAAGAAGCCGCTCGTGCAGGTGGTGGAAGACACGTGGGTGTTGGAGCCGACGCTGGATCTGGCGTGGCTGCAAGGTACGCTCAAGTGCATGGCCGTGACGAAGGACAGCGAGCAAGTGCCGGATGTGTATCGCATCCGTGCGCAAGTGGCTGAGCCCTTTGTGTCGCTGAAGGACGAAAGCGGGGCATTGCAATCGTTCGCGCAAGCGAAGAGCTACGCAGAACTCGCGGAAATGATGAAATCGGTCGAAGGCGTGATGAATGGCCCGCTCTATGCAGCCATCAATCGCAAGCTCACCGAGATGATCAACCGCGTGCTCGCGCAGTCGCTCTCCATCGGCGACATCCGCATCCATGATTTCGCGGCCGATGTGGCGGATCTGCCGGGCGTGATCGAGAAGTGGTACGGCGAAACGTTCTCGGTGGTCTTCCTGGGCAACCAGACGAAGAACATTCGTGCAGCGTTTGCGGAGTTTTCGCACCCGGACGATGAAGCGGCCCTCACGGACAATCTCCTGATGGATCGCGATTATTCGCCGGAACATCCGCCCAAACTCACGTACCTCACCTCGAACTACACGTTCACGTATCTGAGCGCGGCGGCCGTGGAGCTGGAACTCGAACTCGATCCGAAGGACCGGATCGCGTCGTTGATCACCAGCGACATGCCGGAGCTGTACAACTTGGCGGAAAGCATCTTCCAAGCCACGAGCGGCGTCGACGATAACTTCTACCGGCATTTCATCCGTACGGCAGATGACCACATCCTCGAAGTCACCACGGGCTACCTCGGCAGTGATGCGTACCTGATCCGCAAGATCCGTTAAGGATTCGGCGGCATAGCGCCTGGGGAGTGATCCCCAGGCCTTTCTTTTTTGTTCATCGATAGCAGGCCAAACGGACCCCTGACCATGATTGCGCAGCGTGACGTGTTTCCTAACACGAGCGGTGACAGGGCCTAAGGCTCACTCATAACGAGACAAGGATTTTTTTCCTTGTCTCGGTTTATGCCCTTACGATAACCAGGAGAGTGTTGTGACCGTAGAAAGCAATCGTCCCTTTGCGGAGCTGATCGCGCAGTACGTGGTATTTCGTCAGGCGCTGACCGGCTACAAAATAAAGAACTCGCTCACGAAAGTCCTTGTGACCCGTAAGGATGACGATGAGACCCGCGAGCACCATACTGAGCTCCTCATCGGCGAGCTCGTCGGGCAAGAACCGCTGGAGCTGAAAGGTTACTTAAGTGTGATGGAGCGCGAAGGTTTGCGCATGGCACGGGTGAAGGTGATGCGTCACGTCGTCGGTGCCCGCAATGACGACATCGAAGTGGCGGAGCTGTGGGTGAATGCAGAGACCATTCCCGACTACCTGATCCGCTTTTATCTCTATCTAGCAACCGACTCCTGGGAGAGTTAACATGGCACAGCTGAACATGGACCTGGTGGGCCCGCTGGATGTGGGTGAGGATGCGATGAGTATCGTCATCACCGGTGGCACAGAGCGCGCCCGTTGGGTCGCCAAAGAGGTGGTCTTTGGTGCCCTGGAAGGCGCAGGCTTTCAGCACGTCGATTACATTCCGGATCACAAGGAGCAGATGCCGTCCGAGAACGTGACCACGCTCTTGGAAGAGTGTCAGCTGCTTAACCCCGAAATCTTTACCACCGCAATTACGGTGGAAACTGCCCGGCAAGCGTTTGAACCAGACATCCCCAATGAGGCGGCCTGGAACCGGATCACCAATCCAAGCCCGCCCGATGGTCCCATCAAGGCCATCGAGATTCAGGGTGGCATGACCACCATCCGTTTTTAGCGCAGTCAGTACAGGTTAAAAAGACAGGGAAAAGAAAATGAAAATCCTACCGCTGCATACCCCCTTTAACCGTTACCACTTTGTCGATGATCAGTACAATCTCGGCGAAGCAGAAGCCCTCACCTCGCACATCACGGTCTACACGTCGGCGTTGCGCTTTAACGTGAACATCCCCTTCACGGGATTGGCACGTAGTGAAGAGCTTGTCGCGCAAGAAGTGATTCGCCCGAGCTGGGGGATTGATCCGACGAACCCGCGCCTGTACGGCGTGGTGTTCAAGCTGCCCGATTGTGAAAAGGTGGTGACTTCGGCCATCGGGTTGAATGTGGCGGATGCCCGGTTCGTGCCCGCTTCGCAAACGGACTTCTGTCAACTGGCGATCGAAAACAAGCGCATTCCGTTTGTGATCGGTCTCACGGAGCTGGCGACCTGGACTACGGTCGAGTCGCGACCGCCGATTCTGCAGCGCATGATGGCTGAAGAGATGTATGTGCGATTGGAGATGGAGCTCTCAGGTACGCTCAATATCAAGAGCGGTAATCTGCGTGTTGTCCAGCTTACGCCTGTGCATGTGTCGGCCGTGCTCGATCGCAAGGGCCATCAGCTCGATCTGGAAGCAGACGAATTTGTCACCTCGCTGGTGGCGTATTTCACGCAAGCCGAGCCGATCGGTTTCTGGATGGATGCAGACTGGCTCGAGTTGCAGCCGCAAGTGTCTTACCAGTTCGAAATGGAGGACGCCTGCTCAGCCGGTCGTGGGCTGGCGCTGCTGGTCAAGGGCGTCGTCGGCGCCTACGACTGTACCGGCTATGCCGCTGACGTCTGCGAGCCCACTGAGAGCGCCTACGGCACCACTACGGTGTATCTGGACCCACCGGACGGTAAGCCTAAGTGGAAGGTCGTGATCGAGGAAGGGTTCGACCTACAACCGGGCTGGGTGAACGTGGAATTCTTCGGGCAAGCGGGCGAGCTCCTTAAGCTCAGTAGCATTGCGCGCTTTGAAAAGATCCCACAGGTGTACGTGGGACAGTGGGCAGGCGCCATCGGTATGTTCTTAGTCGATGGGGACTCACATCGTGTGAATCTCACCTTGCCCGCGATTGTGCCCGACCACACCACGTGGGCTGAGATCGAAAAGAACCCCGAGGCATTCTCCATCGAACTGCATCGGGCTCGTAAGTTCCAGACCACGGAGTAAGCATTAATGAGCGCCCGTAAGAAACCTGCCCTTCCTGAAACCGTTCCGATGGCTGATAACGTACCGAATCCGTTCGGCTACGCCATCATGGGAATTCTGCAGGCTAAGCTGTTAGCAGTGCGCTCGGCATATCCGAGCATTCAGCTGAAAACCATGTACGTGTGCGAGTCAGAAGACAGTCACGCACACACCCAGTTCTACTTCATTGACTTAACCCGGATGGGCCAACAGGTCCCGTACGTGTCGATGAGGGAGTACTATCGGGATGATGAACCGGGTACAGGGCGATTCTTTGATCTGTGGCTGCACGATGGTAAAACCGAAGAACTCTTTGTCGAGGCAATCGAAGAAGAGCTTCTCATTGCCGCTAACACGATCTGGGCGCATGTGGGTCCCTCGCAGCAGAAGTAAAACTTACGACGACTGAGCATGAGATGGAGGGTGCCTTCGGCCCCTCCGTCTTATGAGCCCTTCAAGGAACGATTAGGCATGACTCCTGACGCAATCAATGTCATCATCGAAGCACAGGGCGCACAGACCCGGCAGCTGGTGGCAAGTCTGATCCAAGACAAACTGCAGGAATCGGGGTTCACCCATGTCGACACTGGCATCGCCAGCCGCGACGACGAAACAAGCAAGGTGATCGAACGCTCCGCGCTTCCGAGCCTGCTTGATGAGATGCGTGCGCTGAACCCGCGACTGTTCGCGCGGCCAGTGAGCATCCTCGCTATGCCCTATAGCGAGAACCCTGTGGAAGCTACCGAGCCCCATCTGAGCACGATGGCTGACCACATCGACATGACAGAACTCTCGGGCGATGCGCCCGAACTCCAGCCCGGTCAAGGTCGTCTGAAAGATGGCACGATCATTGACCTCGCCACGTTTGTAGCACCAAAAGCAGTGCTACTCGACGAAGTTCTCGTCTAACAAAAAACCCATCACGAACAGGAACGGTATCATGAAGGAATTTGCTCGCATTATGAACGACGTAACCAAGAATGACAGCGGTGCGGGTGTCATCATCGCGTCAGACAACATCAGCCAGCGACAGGCGATTGCCGTCGCGGTCAATAAAGGCCTCTCGGACGCAGGTTTCACCAACGTGGCGATCCATGTCGACAAGAGCGACGATCCGACGCGTGTGGATGTGGACCTCTCGAACGCGGACACGCTCCTCGGCTCGATGAAGGCCCTAAACCCGCAGCTCTTCGATGCACCCATCGCCGTCATTGCCACCGCGGGCGGCAGTGCAGCACTGGATCTCGTCACGGACATGATTGAAGACGCCAAGGAAGAACTCGGCGACGGCGCAGGTCTGAACGATGCGATCCGGGTGAGCAAGCCCGAAGCAGCTACGGTCATCGTGCAGTAAAATGACGCAGTAAAAACAAGGAGGAAGGACATGGAACAGCAAGAAGACGCGGTTGCCAGCGTAGTCATCGAGTCGGATAACAACGAACTCGCGCTGGCGCTCGGTAAGGTGGTGGGACACGCGATCCAGAACGTCGGCTTCACCAACGTCACCGTTACTCATCATGCGGATGTGAGTAGCGAAGCCGTGGGTGACCCGCAAACGGACTTCGAGCAAGGTAAGTCGTTGCTCGATGCGATGGCAGACGCCAATCCGGCGCTCTTCCATCGTCGTATCGAAGTGGTGAGTGCGTGTCTGGAGCCGGAGCTCGAAGTGGAGATGGATCTGCCACCCAACGAAGCGGCGGATCTGGAAGTCGCGCTCGAACTGGATCGTGACGAGGTGAACGAACGCGATTAAAAGGGAGGGAAAATGGACGCACCTGTGAACATCGTGGTGGAAAGCCCCGATGGCAAGGCTGCGGAGCTTGTGGGTCGGGCAATTGGTCAAGCACTGAAGGACACGTATGGCTTTAATAATGTCACCGTGGCCAACATTCAGGCCGATACGCCTGGCTTTAGAGCCTGGACCAGCACCCAAGGGATAGACGAGCAGCCTGACACGCTGCTTGACGCCATGCGGGATGCGAATCCGCAGTTGTTTGATGCACCGGTCACGGTGGTCAGTCGGGAAAATGCCAACGTGGCTGAGATCAACACCGACGGCATGGGCTTTTTGTCCGAACCACGCCCGCTTTCACTGGGTGCGATCGGTCAGGAAGGCATCACGGCTGAAGAAGCGCTGGTCCTCGACGGCTGTATTGTCGAACCAGCCCGCGCGCTGTAACCCTGCTTTTCTTACCGGCGAGGAGGCTACGGCTTCCTCGCTACTTATAACGCTTATGTCTTAGTTGAATAAAAACATGGAACTCTTTGATTTCACCAATGCCGGTAACGAATTCGGCGTCAAGCTGATCGAGGCTTTGAACTCCCAGATCATCTCGAAGAAGGTCTTCCCCTTGGGCACGGTAAAGGAAAAGCTGTATGCCTCGACGGGATGGGGTGATATGGAAATTCGCTTCGGCGCAACCTCGGGCAGCGAAGCCGCTGAACGCGAGGTGCGTATCCGGGCGCGGCAGTTCACGGGCTTCTTTGAAGTGCGCTTTATGCGCTCGGCCTCGCAAGAGTACGCCCCGCGTTTTTACAATCGTGCGCGGGAACAGGAGCGTGCCCTGGCGGACATGATTAGCTGGCTCGGCTACGGCGAGCTCACGCAAGAATACACCGAAGGGGCCGCCGAGTATCAGCGCTGGCTCGACGGCGTGGGGGAACCGACGCCCAACAGCGTGCTAGGTCTTATCATCAACGCGGGCTTTCGCCTCGGGGACCGCGCCTTGTTGCAAGAGATCGAGCACGCCACCGCTTAACGTAACGCTTTCAGGAGAACAGGATGAAAAAGGAAATCCGTATCACCATCGATGGTTTCTGCGGCACAGGCAAGACGCTGCTGGCATTTGCCTTCGCTGACTTCCTCAAGCAGAACGGCATCGAAGACGCCCAGATCACCTTCCTCAACGACAGTGGTATTCAGTTCGAAGAAGCTGAAGGGCGGCGCATCATCGAAGAGGCCGTCGCTCACAACTTCTGGAAGGACACTGAGTTTGTGTTCGTCGAGCGCAACACGCCACGGCCCTTCATCGCAGAAGGCGTGTCCGAAAACCCACGTCGCTGGAAAGCCAAGCCGGACCAGTACACGCCGATATTCTCCAACCAGGAGCACATTGACTACGAAATGGGTCGGGGGCAACCGATGACTGATGAACCGCATGGCTTCTCAACTGCCGAGGTCATGGAGCGCCATTACGGGCTCGGTTCAGCCAAGCTGCCAGCAAAGTTGCGTTTGCGCCCCAGCACCAGGGAAATTCTGGAGCAAGCTCGGCAAGCTAATCCCAACGCCCTGAACGCGAGCGCTGCATTGTTGCCGCACAAGACGCGTGACGAAATGATCGCGGAAGCTGAAGCTCGCCTGAAGGGGGATGATTACGCGGATCGAAGCGTGCAGAGCTTCCTGGGGTTGGCAGAAGCTGCTAAAGACGATGAACTGCGCATTGGCACACCACTCTTCGATCGGAAAACCCATGGTGCGCTGGCTTCAGCCGGTGGGGATGCGTTGCTGACCATGACGAGCCAACAAGTCCGGGAGTCTTCACCGATCCTGGAAACCTTGGAAGACATCACCAAGAACCACTTCGCGGTGCGGGCCACCGATGCGCGTGTTTTCAGGCCTGAAGGAGGGTGGCCTGCAGAGTTCGGTGGTACTGTCCTGGGTCATCCGCTGGGGCAAGATAACGGGGATCACAATGGCGAACTGGAGTCGGGTTTCAAGTACCAGATGCAGATCCATCCGCTCACCGGTGAAACGCGTAATCAGATGCTGGTACGCGCACGTCCGTTCATTCGTACGGCTCACCTCGGCGGCCACTTGGCGTTGGACTATTCGAACCTCCCAGTCGATCTGGTGTTCGATGAGCAGTGCGGGGTGCGCTGGAAGATAGAAGCCGAAATGCTCCAGACCCAACAAGAAGTCGACACCATCTTCGAACAGGCTCAAGGCGATACGGTTGTCAAGCAACCACGTGGGATGAGCCGCTCCGTCATGCACATCGACGACGCAGGACTGTGGCCGGGCGGTGTTGCACCCATAGCTTCGCCTGCTGATCCGGTGTTGAAAGATCAGATGGAACGCATCGCTGATCTCGACGTGTGGAAGAGCTACCCGGATTCCCGCCGTGGGATGACCATCTGCAAACCAGCGGAGGCGTTGCTTCAAGCCGAAGAGATGATGCTGTCACAGAACCTGACCAGGGTCGCCGATGTAAACAACAACGGACAGGTGGATTTGCCTAAGACGGGTGATTAACGGGGCCGTGCGATGGGGCCAATAATAACAAATCCAAACGGCGTGCTCGACACGTCTTAAAGACGGCATAGACCCCCAGGCGAAAGCCTGGGGGCTTATGACGCTCTTTTTTTTTGGTCTTAGACTTGCGGTTCTGCAGCACCCTGATCTTCCGGCTTGTCATCTTCCGGATTCAAAGGCGACTCATCGGTCGTGCTGGCTCCGCCACCGAGGTTAAAGGGATCGTCACCGCCCCCTGCACCACCCATGTTGAAACCACCGCCCCCAAAGTCATCACCGCCACCCAACCCACCCAAACCGGTGTCACCACCCATGGACATGCCGCCACCCATGCTGCCGCCACCCATGTCACCCATCCCGCCTCCCATCCCACCGCTGTTCTGGTCGGTTGCTTGACGCTTGGCGTTGTTTAGCCCCGCTGCATCCTTGATCGGCTTCATGCCGTTCATGAAGTGGTCCATGCTCAGGATCATGTTGCTGGTGTGATCCTGGAACGCGTCCCACAGGTTGAGCTTCGGCTTGCCGTCATCGTCGAGCGTGTTCAGATCGGAGAGCTCCGGCAGCACGCCATTCTCACCCATCCACTTACGCATGAAGTAGGCCTTGGCCATCTCCTTGAGCGAACCCGCGTAGTTACCGAGATCGCCCGCGGTGTCGGACGTGAGGAAGTTCGTCGAGATGTAGTAGTCGAGCCCCTGATCGAGCGACTTCGAGTACGTATCCATTGCCGCCAGCTGGTTCTCCAGCGTCACGCTGTTCGGCTTCGGCAGGCTGACTTCCAGGCCCATCACAAAGTCGTACAGGAGCTGCTGAATCACCAATTCCTTCGGCTGACCGCCCAGATGCGAGCGGTACGTCGGATCGTCCTTATGGGCCTCGTCTTGCTTCTTCAAGCGCTCAAGCAGCTTATCGGCGCTCGCCTCCAGAATCGCCCGCAGATCACGAACGAGCTCTTCATCGTTCATCATGACCTTACGCACGTGATCGGCCAGTTGCGGCTCAATCACTTCTTGAATGTTCATCACCCGCTTGGACAAGAGGATGTTGTTAGTCAGGACCGAGGTGGCGAACTCCGCTTCGAAGGCCGCATCAACGGACTGCGGCGTAAGACCCAGGCCCATGATCGAGCGCTTACGCAGATCATCATCGAGCTCCGTATCAGGCTTCACGTAGCTGGTGTTCTTTTCCCCAAACTCCACCGTCATGTCCGGGAGTCCAGGATGACCTTCCGGTACAAACTCAAAGCCCGCACGCTGCACCCAGTCAACGATGTCCATCGGCGAGTTGGTGCCCACCGGGAATGCTTGCTGACGGCTGCGCAAGATTTCATGCACCACGCGCTCAAAGGTCTTCTGCGGATCAGGATCGTGCTCATCCATCTTGATCTTGACCTCGGTGCGACCCATCGAGTTCTTGACGGCCGCCATCACGTTGGCAAACAAGAGCATCGAGCGCAGCGAATTGATGATCTTCAAGTCATCGAGCATCGACTTACCCATGCCGTCGCCGTTATAGCGCAGCGCGAAGTACGTCATGAACTCGATCGGCATGAAGAGCAGCTGCGTGTGTTGCTTAGCGAGCGCTCGTGCAAACATGATGCGGTACACTTCTTCGCGCTTAGCCAGTGCCACGCCGTTGCCGTACACGCCATTACGCAGGCGAGCGAGCAGATCCTGCTCGATCATTTCACCGTACACGCGTGCCGAGTAATCGAGGTGGGCGTTATTGGTGTTATCGAACCCCTGCATGTTCGCCTTGACCTTTTGCAGCATGGCCGAAGGGAACGAACCACCGGAATTCATCCGCGCGTTCAGTTGCTGGTAGTAATCGATGTCGGCAATACGCTGGATCGGGTGACCGTCTTCATCGATCAGAATGAAGAAGCCCACGTGCTGCTCAACGTTACCCGGCACAAACACCGGAATCACCGCTTCCGAGGGCAAGTGCATGATGAGCGGCGCACCCACCGTGCGGCGATTAAGCTGCTCTTGGGTTTTCAGCGTAGTGATCGGTTTGTACTGGTAGTTGCGATCCCGATAGATCATCCCCGCCAGTTCCCGGTCATTGGGCTTATGCTGTTGCACCTGATGCGTCGGGTTCTGCGCGCCGTACGCTTCGCTCGCCAGCTTCATCCCGCGCGACAGACCGTTACGGGCACCCAACAGATCCATCACCCGGCTTTCGCGGATCTTCTGGTGCAGCATTGGCACCTTGAGCAACGACGGGTTATCGGTCACCGTCGTATAGGTTTCCTGCGCGACGTTATCGAACGCTTTCTCAAGCGTCACATCGGTGCGATAGGTCGTGTCGAACTTGAACGTCTCGAGCGACTCCATCGAGAGTGCGGCACCCTGACGCACTTGCGTGGGCTTGGTCTTGGTGACCGGACCGAGCAGACCCAGCGGCTTAATCCGACCATCGTTGTGAAAGTGCTCGACGAGCGACTCCATCGACACTTTACGATTGGAGTTGATCACATCGTCAATCGAGTTCTCGGGAATCACCGCGACCGGATACGAGCCCGTCTCAGCCAGAACGTCACGCAGCATCCGAGGAAGGACCTGCTTTATTTTATAGTTCTGTTCAAAATGGACGCGAACACGATTGGTCATTGCCGTGTTCACTTCCGGCGGGACCAGGTTCTCCGGAGCTTTATATGTCAGCTCCACGGTCATCATGTCTTTCGGTGAAAGTACCGAGGACACGAGGATCTGGATCGCCAGTTCGAGTTCAGGCAACGTCTGGAGCACAGTCTGTGCGTCCGAGATGTTTTGAACCGTATTATCCGAGACGTTCTTCAATGCCTGGATCGACGGATTGTCCGTCGTCATGTTTCCAGAGCTGTCGTACCGGGGAGGCGTTTTGCCATGGACCATCTTGCTGATGGTGGCGGCCATGCCTGGGTCTTGACGAACCAGGGACATCGCCGAGTAGCGTTTGCCACTGCCAGCAAGCGCAATGGCTTCCTTCAACGCTTTGGACATTTGAACCTCAACGAAAGATAGCCCTTGAAAAACAAGGACTGCATGTTATTGAAATAAGGGGCGCCGTTATGGCCGCGACAACTAGTACCTCGAATCAGTATCAGGTCTATCTCGACAGTGTACTCGCGTTGGCCCGATACATTGTCGTCAAGTCGTCAGCCACGGCTGATGCAATCAACACGTATATCAGCGGCGTGTATGGGGCAGATCAGGTCAATGACCTGGACCCCACGACGTGGCGCTACTATATGAATTTGTCTGGCCAGTATCACTTCGCCGACACGATGATGTATGTCGTCTCGATGGATACGCTAGAAACGATCGAATTCACGGTCGAGAATCTGGCGCTACACCGCGCCACTGCCAAGGCCTACCAGTTTGGCCAACGTGACTATCTGGCGCTGGTGGCCCAGTATCCGACCCAGGTCACTCTCATCAACGGGATCTTGAATCCGGTTGACATCGACGATGCCATCAGCGCCGCCGATGGGAAGATCTTGGCCTACCCGAGCAGCCTGGTCGAATTCAATGAGTACAGCCTCATCGACAAGCTGCAGCGCTGGATCGATGGATTCAAAACGCGCTGGGTGAATCTCGCCTACACGGTCTCAGACGACATGTATACCCCCTTCACCCTGGGGATCATGTACGCGTTGCTGCCGCAGGTGATTTTGTCGCTGCGCCTGGAAGCTTGCAAGACTAATGAGGCGCATAGCTTTCACGTGCGTCAGTACCTCCTGAGTCATGGCCTGCTGGATCTGTACCTCGATCAGCTGACGACCAAGCAGTCGCTCGAGCTATATCGGAACATCAACTACCTGGAGCGTAACGCCGGGCAGTCGGAGATCTTCGAGTGGCTCGTGGACCATATCATGACCGAGCGTAATTTGCCCCTGGCAAAGTACACCATGCGCCATGACGTGTCTCAGATGCCCACGGATCTCTATCCGACCATTACGTTTACGCGCGATCCGGTCAATCTGGGCTACAACCTGGATAGCATCAACGAGATCACCTTGGACGAGATGCTGATCAAGGAACGGCCCGTTGCGCGCGACAATGAGAAGTACGAGGGCGACTACGAGCCGAAGATTCTGGAGGCGATGCAAAATTCGCTCTCCAATGAGTTGCCGACCAAGGCGCTTGAGTCGTCGATGATCGACTACACGGGTAGCGTCAAGTATCCGCTCTCTGAGATCCTGGTCAATAACTGGTTGTGGCTCTCAAGTCTCGGGTATTACAACTCGGCCGTGCAGTTCACCAATCCAGCCACCGGTGAAACGGTACCCTTGTTTGCGAAGGATGCGTTCTGTCTGGCCTGGTATGCGCTTAACGCTTCGATTGGGATTACGCTGGATGTGATCCCACCGATGTTCGCGCAGCGCGTGCCACGCTTGCCGACGCCCAGTGTCGACGCGATGGCAGCAGTGTGTGACATGAGCAAGGTGGATCGAGCGACGTTGCAGGAGATCCATGACTTGATGCCGTTGATCAAGCCGTCATCGACCTTCCTCTCGACCGAAGCGTTCTATAGCCTGTGTCAGCAGATCTATACCGCAGCCAATCAGCAAGACGGCCTGGTGTCGTACCAGGAACACATGGAAGTGCGTGGCTATGTGAAGAACGCCACCTCACTCTTGTGGAGCGACAATTTGTGCTACGTCGCTGATCCGGGGGATAACTACTCGGCTTGGTTTGCAGCGCGCAACCTGGACGTGGCGGCATTCACGCAAACCGAGTGGGGTTCACTCTACGCGGAGATCGTCGCTCACGCCACGGGTCAGGATCTCATCACGACGCCGAGCGTAGCGAACATCCAGAAGGCGATGATTGGCATGATGGAGCAGCTCTCGAGCTACTCGATTCAATTCATGTCGACCATTAACGATTCGACCATCGTGCCGGGTGAGTGGGCCGCGATTCGGGTCGGGGATGCGCGCGGTCATCAGGCCAATGAGATGGATGCAACGGATCTTGGTGTGCGGGCGCTCGATCAACACCCGCACTTCAAGAATTCGCTGGAGAACCAGGTGACCAAGTACACGCCGATCCATGATCGACATGTGTCCATGGCCAACCACGTGAAACTGGCGATCAAGAATCCGTGGCACGAAGTCAGCAGCAACGTGCAGCACACCTTCCTCAATGCAGGTAAGGTGCGCTTTAGGATGCACGACTGCGAGTGCGCGGCGCCTAACCCCAGCCAGGCGATTGTGGTACCGGGCTTGTGTAACTGGCTGAATCTGCCTGCAGGCGAGCAGCAAAAGATCACGGACATCTGGGGCAATGACTTCCAACCCACGGTGCCGGATAACCAAACGACGATGCTGTCGAGCGTAATTCGTACCGGCTATCTCACCGGTCTGATTTACCACCAGCCCGATGGAACGATTAACGTCATTCCACAGCTCGACCTCGATGGCTTTTAAGCACGGGCCAATTGATCGCAAATAGTGTGATTAAGTAATCTGTGACACCCTTTTTCAGGTAAGAGAATGGACAATATCGTACGCACCGTGTACGGCAGCTATCTGCAGTCGTGCCAGCTCTTGGGGCTGCCGTTTGCACTGGCTACCAACAGCACGCTGAATGAAAAGTTTCAAGTGCAGCCGGGCGTTCTGCCCAACTCCGGGGTGCTGCCGACCTGCCGTTACTTTGCGATCGGTAATGGTGGTCACAAGCTGAACATCACCAATGGGTTGTACATCCCTGAGCCGATCCAGCACTTGACGACCGACGCAGCGCTCTACAACCACCTGCCGTTCGTGCTGCGTGAACCCACCAACGATTTGACGTCGGCCCAACAAGCCGCGTACGGTCTGCGCGTGGCGGAAACGCACAACGGCGTCAACTACATCGCCTACTACCTGAAGCGCATCGACTTTACGGGTGTAGCGGTTTCGATGCAGTACAAGACGGTTAATGCGGATGGCTCGGTCACCACCACGCCGTTCCAGCCCGATACGTCGAATCTGAATCCGAACCCGCAAGCCCTCTCGCCCACCGGCGTGAATGTGGCCACTGGCGACTACGTAATGGCCTCGGCGCCGGTACCGATTACGCTCACCGCCGATGACGTCACGGAAATTTTGAACGTCGCTAACATCATTTATGGTGATCCGAACGCTGCGATCGTTTCCGAAATTGCGCTGGTCTCCGGCGTGGACAAGGTCATTGCAGTGGGTGGGTCGGGGCAACCCACGTTCAACTTCAAGGAAGTCATCGCCGCGCAAGTGGACACGTTTATCAACACCTTCTATGCGCTGAACTTTAGCCAGGACGGCGTCGAGAACGTGGTCGACTGTGGCGCGGTGGAACCCCTGTACAAGCTCACCTCCGGGACGGGCACGACATCGGGTTCGCAGACTACCACCAGCTGAGGCTAAGGCATGTTAGTAATACCGGAAGGTGCATCCCCCATCGGATGCATCGTCGGTATCGACCCTGGGAGCGAGACACTTGGAATGGGTGCCTTGAGAGTAGACGTAGTGAAGCTCGAAATCATCGAGAGCACTGCGTTTACTTTCGTCGGGTCGAAACTGGCGAAAGACACCTGGTTTGGCGACACCCATGGTGCACGGGCTGAGCGTATTGCAGCCCACGAAGATAACCTGGTGGAAATCTTCGAGTATTACCGTCCTAACCTGGTTGCATCAGAGTCTCCGTTTTACAGTCAATTTCGACCTCAGGCATACGGCGCATTGACAGAGACTGTCGATGCGATCCGGAGTGCCTTATGGCGATACGACTGCTGGCTGTCGCTCTTTATGATCGACCCGCCCAGCGTCAAGAAGGCCGTGGGGGCAACCTCACACGCCAAGAAGGATGAAGTCAAGGCAGCACTGATGCGTCTACCGGATTTAAACTATAACGGACCGGTTGCGCTTGAGATGCTGGATGAGCACTCGATCGACGCGCTCGCCGTGGCGTACTGTCGACTTAAAATCCTACGGGAGCAACACAGATGAGCACCCTCACATGGCAAATCAAACTCGCGATCGGGGCAGCAATTATCGCGGTTATCGGACTGCTCGGCTGGTTCGCGGTGCACGAGTATCACACCGTGCTCAGTGATAACCAGAAGATCGGTTCAGACGCTGTGGTCATCAAAGGCCAGGCAACCACGATCGTTCAGCAGGCGAGTACCGCTGCAGTGACCGATGCGGTGGTGGCTTCGTCGGTGAAGGCCGATCAAGCAGCGGCTGCCACGGGTAGCAAGATCGACGCCTGGGTCGCAGACCAGACCAAGCAGATCGATTCGAAGTACGCCAATCCGACGACAAGTGTTGTCGCTCCGGCGACGTCGGCGACAAGCACGCCCTCGAACACAGTTAAGCCTAAACCAGTTGTGCCGGTCAAGACCATTACCAGTGATCAAGCCGGTGACGTTGTGCCCGTGGGGCGTGACGCCGAAGTAAGTGCCGTTCAGCTCACGGGGAGTTGGATGAAGTATTGTGCGGCCATTGACAACGCTGATGCCAAGTGCACAGCACTGCCGCAAGCTCAGTAAGAAGCGAGAGACCATCATGAAAAAGACAATCCTGGCTGTGCTGGTGACAGCAAGCCTGGCGGGGTGTGCACAAACCGGTGTACCGGAACTGAAGAACCTGTACGTCGCGCCACCCGACGCACTGCTTGTGAAGGCCACGGTGGAAGCCCCGCCTGATCAAACGAGCTATGGCACGCTCTCCTGGAAGCAGCGCAGCGACCTGTGGGAATCGAAGTACGATGCGCAAACGGCAAACGTTGCCACGGCCAATCGTCACATCAGTTCCTTGCAGGACTGGAAAACACAGAACAACGCCGTCTTTGCGGCATCTCCGCAAGGGGCAAGCAATGTTAGTGGAACGCGTCCTTAAGGGGATCAGCGACACGCGAGCGGTTTCGGATCACAAGCCAGGACGTCTGCCGGTGGATGTCTTGGTAGAAGCCTACAACAAGAAGGTTGCGCATGTCGATGAACTACCGAACATGACACCTCTGTCAACCGGACGAGAGTTGAAGGAGGCCATTCTCGCGATGGACTCCGAAGACCAAGTCGAACTGCTGTATGTGTACCTGCAAGCAAGCGGTGAGCTTCCTGGTCCCCTGCCGGGTGCCCCAGTACCGAAGCCGGAGGCCGAGACGGAGGATCAGGAAGAGCACAAGCTGAAGATCTTCTTCATGAAGGGAGCCTTTCTGCTCGCCGCGGCTGTCATCCTGATCGTGACCGGGGCTACGGCGATGGTCGCCATCCGTGAAGGTCATGCTGCCAACAACCCCGCTCTGGTCGCACTCTGGCACACTGCCAAAGAAGTGCTTACCGTCATCACTGGCGGAGAAGAGTAAACCAGCGTGTAACAATTGGAGTAATACAATGCGCCGTCAACTGATGCGACTGGCCCTCGAGAATGCGTTTATCAACGTGAACCAACCGCCTTCGCATGAAGACGCGTTGATCATGTCATTTCGCAAGGAGTTCGGTCACCTGTATCCGAGCCCGCCTGTCGTGATCGAGCACAACCCGATTGGTCGACCCTATCTGGCCATGGAAGAAATCGCCAATGGTCAGCCGGTCAACGAAATCGAGCACACGATCTACGCGCGCGTGGTGAACTTCTCTGACCTCGAGCAGGCTGCGTCGAAGGAAAACCAGGAACAGTGGGAAATCCGGATCGAGAAGACCGAGAAGATCGCCGGGAAGGGCTCGATGCGCGTGCGCAAGACCTGGCTCGATGGCAAGGAAGAAGAAGCCTCGTTCGTCCGTACCTCGAAAGTCGTGATGAACGAAAAGGGCGACAAGATTGAGTTGCCCATGCCGTCCAATAAGGACGAGTTCACCATCTTCAAGTTCCTCGCCGCCCAAGGCATGCGCAAGGTGCGCTACACCTTCCCGATCATCGGCACGAACCTGAAGTGGGAAATCGACATGTTCCCCAAGCCCGATGGCGACGGGTTCTTCGAGTGGTGCAAGATCGATCTGGAAGTGCAGAACCGCGAACAGCCGATTCCTGAGTTTCCGATTCCACTGGAAGACGTGATTCTGCCCGAAGGCTACGGTCGCACTGGGGGCGGGGAAGTACAGAACCAGATCACCCAGCTCTACGATCAGTTCTTCCTGCTCAAGAACCAGTTCTTGCCGCGCGGGGACGCAGCGCCAGCCGTCGGTTCGACGAGCGCAGGTGATCAGGGTCTCGCGACCGCGGTTCCGGCTTTGCCCAACGATACGGCCGAACCGCAACAGCTCGACACCCACACCAGTGCGAGCGATGAAGCACCGGCCCCGGCAGTGCAAGACATCGCACCCCGGCCCGCTGCGTCGACGGCGCAGAATCCCCAGCAGCAACTGGATCAGGCGCTCAATCAAGGTATTCCGGATAACCTGCAGGTGCAACCGGAACCGGAAGTGCAAGAACCCGTAACGGCTGAACTGCCGCAACAGGCTCAAGCTGAAGAACCGGCCCAGGTCGATTCCACCGTTGCGCAGACGCCTGCGCCGAACGAAGCTCCGGCGCAAGCTGAACAGCCCGAAGCCGAAGCCGCTCAAGCCGAGGGTACGCCACTGGAGCAACCTGAGCAGCCGGATGTGAGCGCGCCTAGCGACACGCCGGATGAGTTGGCAACCAAGCCGCAAGCCGGGAACGAAGCGCCTGTTGAGGACAATAGCTCCACGGCATCTACGCCTGAAGAGCAACAAGAACAACAGGAAGAACAGACCCAAGAGCAAACCGAAGATAAAGTCGAAGCCATTCAGCAACAGAAGAAGGCCGAAGCCGAATCCCAAGGCAAGCTCGATCCGACCGAAGATGGCAAGGTGCCGGTGGACCTCATCGATAACCCCGCTGGGGACCCGTCGATGATGAAGCCCGATGACCAAGACAATCCGGAAGGGGCAGGCGAAGAAACCGCCAATGGCGGCAACGTCACAGGTGCGACTGATGGCACCAACCCGGACGAGAACGGTGCAGGCACCGGTGATGGACTGGGTGGTGAACTGGCAGACGGTGCAGGCACCACGGGCACGGACGACGACGCACTGGATTTGACCAGCGCGGATGCGACTGACCCGGCCAGTGAAGAAGGTACCGTACCGACTTCCACCTCGGGGACCGCTGAAGGCAACAATGGTTCGGGCGAAGACATCGACCAAGCCAATGGTGAACAAGCAGGGGTAGCGAACGTGCCGTCCAAGGCCGAGACCGATGAGATTCCGCCGGAGAACGATCAGGACAAGCGTAAGCTCGAAGCCCAAGCGCAGTAAATGCAGTAAACGCACTGAGAGCCTCTCAGAGGCGTTGTCATAGCGGCATAAGGCCTTTCCCTACCCTCATGGTTGCGAGGGGCGGGAAAGGCCTCTATGACGTTAACTGAAGGCTTCTAAGGTACCGTTACGACGGTCAGTTGCACTTGGCCGCTATAACAGAGCGATTCAGGCGCAGCAGCCAGTACGACAGGCTGGGTGAGGTCCGCATACTGGGTATTCACGATATCGGCTGCGGTGAGTTGCAGCTGATAGGCTTGATTGATCGCCGGGAGCAGATCGACGAGGTTAAACGGCAAAGCTGCGACCGTCAACGACACTGCAGGCAGCAACACTTCATCCAGCGGCAAGCGTCGATACAGAATCTGCTGACTGCCTTCGAAGCGGTTATCCTCGATCTGGTCAGCAGTGACCGTAATCAAGGTATCCGGACCACAGGAAGCTGCATTGCCGATCGCCACCGGCGTGCCGAACTCCATGTAGTCCTGTTGCAACCAGAGGCCGTTACTGCGCCAGATCAGATCCAACAGAATCTGCGCAGCGGGTTGGTTCAGATTAAGCTTCATCGTGAGTCCTTAAGGAATCGCGGTGATCAGTACATTCACCCCGACATCGGTCGCACCACCCCAAGGGTTATCGTCGTTGTAGAAGATGGCCGTCCAGTCGTTGCTTGCGTTCGGTGCTTGTTGCAACGACACGTTCGAACGACCGGCGTACTTTTGCGGCGTACACTGCACGGTGCGGTACTGCGCGATCTTATCAATCGGCGCCATCTGCAAATTACAGAACGACAAATGCGGGCCGTGATCCCCGTTAAAGCCATACCCGTTATACGCTCCGGTACGGAAGTTAAGCGACAGATAACCGTTGCGGTCAATGTACATCGCGTACTGGGCAAAGAGCGCATTGTTGTAGGTGGTCAGGTTCGACTTTCCGTACCAATACGACCAGGCGTATTGCGCCCCCGAACCCACGCCTGCGAGCATCGAGATCGGTACGCCAGCTGCGTCGTACTGCTGCTGGCCAATCCCACACTCTGCCATCGCCTGTCCGATACTGATCGCGCCAGAGGATTGCATCGTCATGGTTTACACCCCCAGTGCTTGCAAGCGCGCTTCGTGATCCCGCACCTGACCGTCCAGAGCCTTGACCCCTTCGACCAGCAAGGCCACGAGCTTATCGTACTTGATCGTGATGTAGAACTCACCCGACTTCGACACGCCCGGAATCACGTTACCCTCGTCGTCGTAGACCAGGTCAAACGGTGCTGGGCCGACCAACTGCGGACACACGGCGAAGACTTGCTGCGCGAGCAGACCCATATGCTCGGTTTCGGTATCGCAACCCGTGAGGTCATGCGCAAGCTGGTTGTGGGTGTAGAGAATACCCATCAGCTGACGGATCTTCTCCAACGGCAGCTCGATCTGACGAATGTTCTCTTTCAGGCGTTCATCGGACCAGAAGGCCCAGATGTCATGGGCCGAGTACAGCGTGCCGTTGGCTGTGACGTCCCAGAAGCTCACCGACTGGTTAATCCCCGTGTAAGCGATCGTGTTACCGATCACCACCCGCGCATTGATCTGGTTCTGCAGATTGCTGACGTTCGATTGCAGCTCGCTGTACGACACGATGCCACCGATGTCGGTCGAGTCCACCTGCAGGCGCAAGCGCGAACCATCCCAGCCCAGATAGATCTTGTTGCTGCCCTGATTGGCCCCACCGCCTTGCTGCACCGGCGTGAAACCGATCTTCACGGCATTGGTCGCGTTGGCGATCTTCGTGTCGATGGTCGGGCCATCGTACGTATTGAGCTGCGCGACTGTCACGCCGTGCGGGTTGTTCCGGTTGGCGATGTGATTGGTCACGGCCGTATTGATCGGCGTGGTGATCGCATCGGCCTGCGGCTTGGTGTAGACGTTCAGCTGTGCAGCACTGACCTTGTGCGGATTGTTGAAGTCCGTCAAGTGGGCGTTGAAAGCAGTATTACCCGAATCGATTTCCGCTTGCAGCACTTGCTGCACGTGATCGATGTACGCGTAAATCTGATCGTACTGAGCACTATCGCCCACTTCAATCGCGTCGCGCAGACGGTCAATCGCATGCACCAAGTACTCGAAGCCGTACACGTCACCAATGTCGTGCAAGTGGAACGCAGGCGGGAACGCGCTCGGACGACCCAGGATATCACCCCAGGCCACCGGCCGGGTATCCAGTTGCAGGTTTTCGATCTGCTGGATAATCGCTTGCGCGGAGGTACCGTACGGACCACCGAGCGTTTGATACTGCAGCGACACCTGATTGCTGACCGTGGGGTCGGTGATCAGGATGACCGCACAGATCTCCTTACCGTAACGCGCGGTCGGCAGCTCGTACATTTCTGCTGCATAGTACTGGCTGGTGGTGAGCGGCTGGTTGGTCGCCATGTCCGTGATGACCAGCGACTCGGTAAAGAAGGCTCCGTAGAACGGCGCGATTGCGCGCACATTACGGTTAGCGGTCAGGTTTTGAATTTCGCCCGTGACCAGATTGTTAGGGCTTACGCCCGTCGGGTCCAGCGGATACCGAATGAGAAGCGGCGTCATTTGTTTACTAACTCCTAATCTTGTCCGAACGACACAATCACCTCTGGCCAGGATGACCCCAGCCAGAGGTGTGTTGCATCGCGCTATTTATCAGCTGCTAATCGAAGCGGCCAGCTGGTTGAACAATGTGGTCAGTGTGTCCACCATGTTGACGACTTCTGACTCCAGGGCAAACCGATCCGTCGTCGCGTAGACGATGCTGGCAGGCGCCACCGCCACCCGGCTATTCGTCACGAGCTTGGACGAATCATCGGAGAGCTGCGTGACCGTGTAGGCGTTCAGGTTCGGACCCGTCTTCATCCAGACGCGAATGGTCGGGACAGCCGTGCCGCCCACCGTGACGTTCTCGATCGTGTAGCCAAACTGGGCACCCGGATCGCTCGCCACCATGTTGGTGACGCTCATTGTCACTTGACTGCCCGAGGGTCCCCGGATGTTAAAGCAGATCAGGTAAGCACCCGACACCAGCTGACCATTCGAATCCCCGCCCGAGAGCAACCAACGAATATCGTTGTAGCCCGAGAGTTCCGGGTCGGTCGCCGACGGCAGCGGGATCTGACCGAGCTCACTCCAGTAATCCGTACCGGTTTCGCTGCTGGTCGGATTAAAGAGCACCTGCGGAGCAAAGGCCGTGCCTGCGCCCGAACCGGCTTGGGCCAACACCTGCGCAAGCGTGTAACCGCCGAGCATGCTGGAGTCTGCCGCCGGACCGTTGTTATTCAGCACCCAGGTCGCAAAGTCCGCCGGGGTCATGCCGTTAACTTTCAACGCGTTCGAAGCGGCACCATTGTTGAGCACCCACGCCGCAAACGTGGCAGGGTCCATGCCGTTAAATTCAAACGTGTCGGCCGCTTTACCCGCCAACGCATCCGAGAGCACTTGGGCGTAGGTATGGCCTGCGAGCTGATTGGCGTTCGCAGCAGTCCCGCCGAGCACAGCGGCCGTGAAGTCAGCCGGGGTTTGACCGCCAAACTTCGACGAGTTCGAAGCCACGCCGGTGGAGAGTGCCCAGTCCCGATAGGTCGTTGCATCCATGCCGTCAAAGAGCAGCGAATCTGCTGCCGATCCGCCGGAAGGCGTATAGCCCGATAGCAGCTGATCGACTTCCGCTTGCGTGTACGCTCCTACTTCATGCGCGGTGGTCGCATGCGGGTTGTCAGTACGTGCCGCGTGCGCAGCAATCGCTGCATTCGGACCCGCGTTCATCATCGTCGTCACGCCACCCGGCGTAATGTAGACGCTGTTGCTCGTCCCAGCTGCCAGGTCAGCCGCTTGCGCGATGCCGTAGTTCTGTACATTACCCAGGCCGACTTGCGTGGCCGTTACCCGGTGCGGGTTGGTGAAGTCCGCCAAGTGGGCCGCCAGGCCCGTGGAACCCGTTTGACGCAATGCGGTTTCGATGTCGCCGAGTGCGTTGACCAGGTCTGTCGCCCCGACCATGTCCACGAGATCCCACTCGTGATCGATCACCGGGAACATCACCGGTTGGTCGACGACTTGCTCCCAAGCTGTGATTCGCGGATTAGCTGTACGATCCGCAAGCAGGGCCGAGACGCCTGCCTCATCCAGCGTCCACATGCCGCCGAGCGTCTGATAGCTGACCTTGACCACCCCAGCCAGGAGCGGATTGACAAACTGGATGCCACCCCAGATGGGGGCGGCGCAGGCGCGCGAGGCGGAGATAAATTCAAAACACGGATACCAGTCCTTACCGCGTTGTAGCGGCGTGACGTTGCCTTGGGCGTCCGTGATGGTCAGGCTCACACTTGCGTCAAAGAACGGCGCCCAGCGCGGCACGATGATCTGGTAATCGGTCCAATTCACCGCCGTCAGGATTTGCTGCTCGTTGGTGATCTTGTTCGACGCAAGCGAGCCCGTGGGATCAAACGGGTAAGCGAGGTCATTCAAATTCAATGCCATTCTTTTCTCCCAGCGGGTGAAGGCGATATTCTATAGGTTTTAGTCTATCTTCCAAGACTACAACAAAGCTACAATCATAGTATTCAAAAGATTTTTCCCCGGAGCCACGGCATGTATACGTTAGTCTCAGCTATCGGTAAATCGTTTGCGAGCGCAGGTCGATGGGAAAGTGTGGACATTGGCGCGATGCCCTTGAGCCAGATCTATTCCAGCTACCTGAAGGTGTACGCAGTCCTGACCAATCCGTATGTGAGCGGTCAGGTCAGTTTGGACCTCTCGCAAATCCAAGCTGCCGATGGTGGCTTGTCGATGACGTTCAATGAGTTTCTCACCCAAAACGGTGACGCGGCGTTACCGACGTCTACCACCATCCCCACGCTTAAGCCGCAGTACGCCGAGTACAAGGATGGCTTTCGCGCAGGCTACAAAGTGCAGCCCGTCAATAAGTTGGCTGCGCCCGATGCGCAGTTGCCGATGTCGGAGAAGACCTGGCTGTATCTCACCAAGACCGACGCCGAGGGGAACTCGATCGACTTTGAGCTCTTTTATAAGAGCTGCATGGTGACGATCAATGGTTACTTCCACAATATCGACGCGGTCCCCACCGCTGCCTGGGTGATGGACGGGATGGTGAGCCGCAACCTCTCCAAGCAGAATCAGTTTGGTCTGCTGAACTTCCAGAAGCTCGGTAGCTTGCAGTACGTGGCGATTCAGCCGTCAATGATCTACAAGCAAAATAGCAACCAAGCCTATCGCAACCAGATGTACGTGAATCTGGGAGTGGACATCACGAATAAAACCGTGATGTTGGTGCTGGGTGGCTACTTGCACATTCTCGATCCGCAGACTTTCTTCCGGGTCAGTGCGACGTCGGTGGGGATTAACTTTAACAATCTGCCGATTCTCGAGCGCTACCACGAGTCGATGCAATACCTCGACTTCTCGGGTCTACCTTTTGATCGCGATGCGCATGATCCGTCCAAGATTAATGTGGCGGACTTCTTGTCCGACGAGAACCTGGTGGCGTATGCGACGATGAGCCAGTCGTTCTTTGTGATTCTGGATAACCCGGAAGTCTTCATCGAAACCGAGAAGGTCTACACGGGTAAGCTCACCAATATCTTGGTGTCGAACCAGGAGCCGAAGTACCCGCTAGTGAACGGCCATGGCAAGCTGGCGGATTACTGGTCGGTGCAAGAAGATGGTCGCTGGGCCCTGACGGTGTACGATAACCGTTGGAACCAGCGCACTTACAATACGGTCGACTGGCGCAATGCGGACTGCGTGAATAGCGCCCGTACAAGCCAGGAAGTCTCGATTCCGTCACGGGCCTTCTTCCTAAAGATCGGTACTGACTTCGATAGCGGCACGAGCGGCTCGACGTCATAACGGCATAAACCCCCGGCCCGTCCCCTGTGAAGAGGATAGGCACGGGGGTTTATGACCGAGGGTACAACACGGGCTTACTGCTGGCTCGCCAGTCGCTCACCGGCGTTGAAGATCGCGCTCACCGTGCCGAACACCAGCTGCATTGCTTGCGGGTTCAGCGAACGGATGTGCTGACGATCGTTGAACGGGGCGAACGACACCCACACGTCGATCTCCGTATTCGGCAAGTTGCTCACCGTCACTTGCATCTTGGCGTTGCCGAGATAGAACTGCAAGAGCTTGGTCGCTTCATCGGTGTAAAAGCCGCTCGGGTAGTCGTACTCGCGCAACTGCTGGGGCGCGATACGCAGCACGTCTTCTTCGTATTCCCCGAAGCCACCGTAGCCCGGTTTCACGAAGCCGCGCCCGAGGATGTAGACTTCCGGCGAGAAGTACTTGGCAAACACCGAACCCGAGCCGACGAAGTGACCGAGGTAATCGGCCGCGCTCGCCGCTTCGCTGACCGGCTCACCCACGTGCTTTTGCTTGGGCGTCGGACGATGCAGGGTTTGCAGCGAGCGCGGTTGACGCGCCGGGGTTTCCGGTGCCGGGTGTTGCAAGTGCGTGCGAATGTTCTCGCCGAGTGTTTCGACGGCATTCTTGGCGGCTTCCGCTGCGGCATTGATGCTGCTGTGACCCGGATGGCGCACCGGCGGCAACGCCGGATTAGCCTGCGTACCGGCGGGCGTGATCGGCAGCTTGCCCGGTGCCGGGCGCTGTGCTGAAGCACCTGCATTGGTTGCCGCAGGCTGCTGCCGGTAAGCACCCACCGAAGCGGTGGCGGCCGTGGCCGCTGCGACAGCGTCGTCCACCACGGCACCAGGCAGGAAGCCCTTCAGGGCCTCGATCACGTGCAGCGAGAACACCACGTCCTTCTGCATCTCGGTGATGGTGTTCATGTGCAGTTGCTGCAATTGCGAGAGCGCCAGGTTCACGCGGTTCAGGCGCTTTTCCAGGAGCTCGGTCGGCGACATCGACAGCTCGTCTTGTTCGGGATGGATGATGATCTCTTGCTGGTTCATGTTTCTTTTCTTTCCTCATTAAGTTACTGCATAGTGACGTGCTGATTGTACACGCTCGGTACCGTGATGTTGCGGGCATCCAAGACACAGGTCTGCGCATTGGTAAACGACCCGTAACCACTTTCGTAGTGCGAGATCATGTACAACTGCGAGAAGTGCTGTGTATCCATCAGGTTCTTAATACAGCTCGATGCAGCGGTGCGGTGCTCCAGGTCAAAGCTCGCGCCGAATTCGTCCAGCAACAACGGTGCTTCGCCTAAGCCCAGATACTTCATGGCGACCACCTTAAAGGCCAGGTCGACGACTTCCTGCATGCCACTACTGCCATTCTTGACATCGTCGCGAATATTGGCACGGTCCTGCACCATCAGCGGGAACTTGTAGTCGAGCTCCGCGCCACGATCCGTCGCTACGCCGCAGGGTTGAATCTCCAGCGGATAGGCCCAGATCTTCTTGATGAGATGGTTCATCTCCCGCACAAAGCGCCGAATGAAACCAAGCAGCCCTTCGGCAATCAAGCCATCGGTCGGCGACATCTCCTTGACCATCAGCTTTAAGGTTTCGTCACGCAAGGCATACTGCGCAATCGTCTTTTCTAACTCGGCGATGATGCCCTTTTGGAGCTTCATCTCCTGCAAGGCCGAGTTCTTGTGGGCGAGCGACAGTTGCAGCGCATTGATTGCATTTTGGATCGCTTCGCGACGCAGCATCTCCACCAGTTCTTTGGTGGCGTCTTCCGCTTGACCGATCATCTGCTCCAGGCGCTGCCCGGTCGACTGCACGTCTGACATCTGACGCCGGTAGGCCATCGTTTGTTGCAGATGCTTATTGAGTCGGTTCAGCTTGCCCGTGAGCTCTTCGACCGTGCCCGTTACCTTGACCAACGACTCCGTCACTTCGTTCAGGTTCGCATCACCGAGCTGTTCAGCTTGTTTGATGAGTTCCTTGATGTCAGCGATTTCCCGCTCCTGTCGCTCAGCGGCGAGCTCTTGCACCAGATCCTGTTTAAGCAGGTCGAGTTGCATGAGCGCGACGCGCGGCGTCTTGATGACCATCTCGTGATGCAAGAGGTGATCCCAGAACGGTTGCAGCGCAGGCCAGTTCTTCACACAGCGGTTAAAGTCCATGTAGAGATTGAGGTAGGTCTGAAACGCCTCCATCTCTTCTTCGAGTGCCTTGATCTCGGCCTTGAGCTTGGTGATCTCTTCGCCGCGCGATTCAATCGCTGCGTCGTACTTCTGGATCACCTCCGGATCGTAGCCCACCACCCACAGGTGATGACACTTCGGGCACTCGATGTTCCCGGCTTGCTTATGGGACTCCATGTGCTGCTTCTTCCCGGCGAAGTGGGCAATCTCCTTTTCCTTTTGCAGGATCAGGTCACGCCGCTCGAGCACCTTCTGACGGTTCTCGTTATTCTTCGTCTGACTGAAGCGGCGATCCTCATTGGAGGGGATCTCCGAGAAGCACGCAAAGAGCACCCCGTAGACCGATTCGAGTGCCGCCGCTGCCTGGGATGCACTGAAGCCTTCCAAGCCCAACACACGGGCTGAGAGAAGCTTGTTGCGGGTTTCCTGAGCAAGGTGCAGCCGTCGCAGGAGTGCATCGACACCTTGGGCGCCGGTCTTCTTCAGTAAGTCCTGCTTTTCCTTCAGCTTGCCGTGCTCTTCCACCGCTTTATTGAGGAGCGCTTCAGTGGCCGCAATCTCTTGCTTGGTCGTATCGATGTCCTCAGTGATCTGTTCGACTGAGTCATATCCCTTCCAACCAAAGAAGGAGGTACGATGGCGCAGCAGATTATCCGAGATGGTGTAGAGCTCAGATAAAATCTCTTCCTGCTCCGTCATAAACGACGACACGGGCCGTGGCAACGGGGCACGCTGACGCTGCAGCCGTTCAATCTCCCCAATCAGGGTTTCGACTTCCTGACTAAGCTTGCGTTCCTCTTCCTCGGTGACGATCTTACTGGTTTCTGCCACCAGCTTGTTCTTGGCCATCTTCAACGCACCCGAAGTCACCGTGGCGGCTTCTTTCAGACGCATGAACAAACCGATGGCGTAGGTGTAGTCCACGTCCGAGAGCATCGTAAACCACTTGCGGCGATCGGTCGGTCCCATGGTGTGGAAACGGATCGCATTGCGCAGCAGCTCATGGATGTCATCGTTGACACCGAACTCGGTCATCACCAGCTTGCGTTGCACGGTGATGGTGTGGCCATCGTTAAGCTCCTGGCCGTTCTTCAGGAAGCTGTGCTTATTGCCTTCTGAGAACCAGCTCTTGAGCACAAAGGTGTTGCCACGGTGAGTAATCGTTATGGTTTTAGAGCCATCTTTACTGTATTCCTTAGGCTCAGCAGGCAACGGGGTCAATTCCTTTACCAAGGAGGATTTGCCAGAGCCGTTGGTGCCGAGAATGAGTTGAATGCGTTCAGCCGGACGGATCATAAAGCGGGTGTGCCCATTGAGCGCGATCCGCTTATATCCGACCAGCTCTAATGAGTTAATGAGCATGTAAGCCTTCTAATCACAGCTTGATTCTGTCGTCAGACGATGGTTGAGCTCTGTGTTTTTTAACAGGACCCGATAAAATGGATCACCTTGCCGCGCAATTCGCGGGTCACGAAAGCCCGCAGGGTACCGTCAGTAAGTTTCATGTGTACTCGCTGGGCCATGCTGCTCAGAACAAAGCCCTGAATTCCTTCGATCTGGAGATTACGCCAATCGAGGATACGCCGATGGTCGATGGGGAGCTCTCCACCAATGCCAACACCGAGCAAGCGTCAGGCACCGACCTCTCGGGCCAGCAGTACCAGACGAACATGACCTCTTCGGGCACCATCAAGGCGACCTGGTTACCGGTGGGTCAGGCTAACCGGTTGACTGCGCCTGATGTGCGGCGCGGTGAACAGGTGATCATTTACCGCTACGGCGACACCGACAAGTATTACTGGAATACGATGCGCAATGACCTGAACTTCCGTAAGCTTGAGACGGTAGTGTTTGGCATCAGCGCCACCGCGGTGGAAGGCGCGAGCCCGGACCAGACCAACACGTACTACGTGGAATTCAGTTCGCACAAGAAGTCGATCACGCTTATCACCACCAAGGCCAATGGGGAGCCCTACGCCTATTCGTTCCAGTTCGATACCGGTAACGGCAAGGTGCAACTAGAAGACGACATCGGTAACGCGATGTTCCTCGACTCGCAGCAGCACCAGTGGCATATCGAGAACGCCGATGGGTCGTTTTTCGACATGACCAAGAAAGCGATCTCGGGCCATGCGGATGACTCGATTAAGTGGACCACCAAGGACTGGTCGGTCGAGGCCTCGAACAGCACCAGTGAAACCACCGAGACACGCACGGTCAAAGCTACTACCGAATCCGTGACGGCAGAAACTACCCACACCGGTGACACCACGCACAACGGTAACATCGGCCTGAATGGTGACCTGACTACGGCACCGGGTAACGCAGGTACGGGTAAGATCAGCATCAAGGGCGAGGCTGAGCTCTTGGGCGACCTCGACGTGCGGGGCAACATGACGGCAGTGACGATCGAGGCGACCGAATCGATCATGGCACCGAACCTCAAGTACAATTAAAAAAGTAGGGACATAAGGGGAGGCCGAAGCCTCCCTCTATGCCGTTGTTGCTTCAGCCTGCGGTGTTCCACTTGTTAAACTGCGGTGTTCCACTTGTTAAAGCCAGTGGGCGCCGTGTGCACGAAGTTGGTCGCACCTGCGTTGATCGTCACGGCATCCGTCTTGGCATCCAGTGACACGCCGAGGTAGACCAGTCCTGCAGTACCGCCTGGAACCGCAATCGCCGCGAGCGGCAGACCACCAAGACCTGTGGCCGGGTTCTGGTTAGCCAACACATCGCCATTCCACTGCTGCGTCTGCGGATTGTAGAACCAACCGAGCTTGGCGTTCAGGTCGATGGCAATCCCCACCACGTCCCCTTGCTGCGGAGCCGTGCCGATCGTCTGGGCATTGCCACCGTTGTAGAAGATCCCGGCCGTTGCCCCATCGGCTTCGGTAAAGATCATCATGCCGTTGGTGTCGGTACCGATTCGCTGGTTGTTGAGCTGACTGGCGTTACAGACGCCAAAGCCCACTGCCCCGGCCAACGTGTTGAGCGTAGCTTCCGCGTAGAACTTGCCTGCCTGATGACCGACAGTGCCGCGAGCCGATTGCCAACCCACTACTGTACTGGTGGCGGTGAGGTTGTTGTTGCTCAGCGTGATGCCTGCTGGACTCAAGGCTGCATCCAGTTGATCCACCGGATCGGTCGGAGGTGTCGTGCCCGTGAGTTTATCGATGTTCGCATTCACAAACGCCTCCAGATTAGCGTACTGACCTTGCAGGGTCTGGAGTTGTTTGGTCAGCGCAATCACCTGCGACTCGGGCGTGTTGGTGATGGTGATGTTAGCCTGCCGGGCCGCCTCAGCACGGGCATGGTCGGACGCCGAGAGATTGGTCGTCGGCGACACCACCACCGTCTGAATCAACACGCTCGTCAACCCCACGGTCGTCTTCACCAGATTGGCGATCTGTTGCTTCAAAAACGTGAGGTCCACGTAGGTGGGCATCGCACCCAGGTCGACTGCCATCATCAGGTTGGTGTAGGGGACACCGCCCTTAGACGGGTAGCTGGCCACAAAGCTCGACGGCACATAAGCAACCGCCCCCGATGACTGCTGCAGCGTGATGATGCACACGCCGTTGCCGAGGTCTGCTTGGTACTGGGCTTGCAGGTCACCCGAGGTTTGTTCGCGCGGTTGGTAGTACTGGGTGTAGGGGTCGCCACCTGCAGCGATGATGTCCTCAAGCTGCCGGATCGCAATACAGGTGTACGACGCGTTCGCCATCAGCGCGTTGTTAAACGGCGCGGTGAGCGTAAAGACTCCGGCTGCCCCCAGCTCCGGAATCAGATTGGTGGTGATAACGGTCATGCGGTGCTCCTATTACGGCGCGGCGAACTGCGGGTTCGACTTGGCAGCGACAAGGTAGTCGATCGTCTGGTAGTTATACACCAGGTACAGAATGTTGTTCCGGATCAACTTGGTGTAACCCAGCGGAATGCTGGAATACTGCGTCATCGATTCCGCCACCAGCAACATCGTGGCCAATGCCGACAGGAACGCCTGCGTGGCCTGGCTCATGCGGGCGAAGTCCGTCGAAGTCGAGCTCACCGAGATGAGATCGGGGAACACGTCCGAGAGCTCGTACAGGTTGTTGCGGTTCTGGTCCGAACCAATCATGGCAATGGCCAGCGACTTGTACGGATGGCCCATGACGGTGCCGTGCGCATTGATATGAGCACTTGGATAACTAGCGAACTGGGGGAGCAGCGCGAGCGCATCCGTCAGATTCGTAATCGGAGAGTATATGCCCGCTTGACCCGTAGCGCGATCAGCGATCGCCATTTTGTTCCACTGGGGGATGAGCACAAACTCGGTGCGCTTGAAGATGTCCGGAAACACCGTGACCCACTCATCGCGCGAATGCGAGCTGTTGGCGAGGATGTAGGCTTCCAGCGCATCGCTGATCGAGTCGACATTGTCGCCCGCCATGCCGTAGAGAATCAGCGTCCAGTCCGTCGAGATCAGCGTGCCGGTTCCGGCCGGATCATGCCAGTCGTAGGACATGACGATGATGTCGGTTTCCGGATTGTTCGCCTTGGCTGCCTGGATGTTCAGGAACAACTGCGGCTTGGTGACGGCACTGACTTCCGCTTGCACTTGCGTGGCGGCTTTGAAAAAGTCGTCAAGCGGAGTGATCGGCGGCACGATCACAAAAGCCGATTCGTCGTATTCGTTCTGGAAGTTGGCATCTGCAAACCAAATCCGGATAAACGAACCAGGGTTGGCCACGTCGGTCCAGCTGACCCATTCGGGCAACCAGCGCGTGCCGTCGGTGACCATCGCGCCGGAGGCGAAAGTGTTAGCGGTAGCAGCAAACTGCGTGAGGGCGCCTTCCAGGAGGACGTCTGCGTATTGCTGACCGGCATTGTTAATGGTCTGGTTGTAGAACCAGGCACAGATCGTGAGCACGCGCTTGGCGAGGTCTGCATCGACGACTTGAGCTGTGCCGTCCGTGGCGCTCAAGAAAGACCAGAGCGTGACGTTGGGCGAACCCGCCGCATCGGTGTAGAGGCCGATTTCGCGCGAGTAAGTCCGCGACACCGTGGAGAGTTCCCCGACGGCATTGACTTGACCCGGCGTGTTGTTTGCGAACAAGGCGTGGCTCGCAAAACCTTTAAGTGTGTACATCGAGTAATCTCCAGCTGTTCTTCAACAGGTCGTGGACACCGTGGGATGGACCAAGTGTCGTGAAATCCATTAGAATAAGACTAAGCATAAAATGAAGCAATAGGGGCTATCATGCTGGCATGGAAAACTATCACTCTCTTGTGGCCGTTTCTGAAGGAGCTCTTCCTTGGAAAGAAAACACTGAGCGAGGCACTGAAGACCAACAAAGGACGCGTCTTTCTGATCGCCGCCATCATCGGTTCGGTCGTGATGAACTTATGGCTGGTGCCCAACATTGTGCGTATCTCCACGGACTATGTGGAGCTCAAGCACAAGTATGATGATTTAAAGACGAGTGCCGAGGATCATCCTAAGGTCGACACACCGCCGCCTGCACCGCCGCCCGTGAAGAAATACACGTCGATGGTGCAGCCGGACAAGATTACAGATGCACTGCCTGCGTCCGCCCGGTCGCCCGCTAGTGCACCTGTGGTGCCGGAAGCTACGGTGCAGCAGTGGTCCAGTTACGACGCCACCGTAGCGCGTTTTAATCAAATCCAGGCGCGTGAGCGGACTGGCGGTTATAAGAGCAGGTAGACTCATGAGATCGCTAAAATACGCAGTAGTGCTGGCCATTGGCCTCACGGGGTGCAATAGCTTTAATACCTACGAGCCTCCCCACGGGCCGCGCGGTCGACAAGAGCAGCGCGACCCCCCTAAGAAGCAGGATAAAGGCTTTTTCTCCTTCCTGTTTGGCAGTGACGATCAGGGCGATCAAGCCGCGAGTGAAGTACCGGTTGATTCACCGGCTTCTGCGCCTGAGATCGTCATTGCAACACGCGACGAAGCTGGTAATGTGCTGTGTCCTTACGTCAAACTGGTGCCGGTGCCGCAGCCTCCGCCCGTACCAGTGGATCAACTCAGGCAACTGAGTCCCAAGGATAAGGATGCGCTCATCCAGCTACTCAATGATCACATCGATCAGATGCACCAGTATGCCACGCGGGTGCGCGATCAGAGCGAGCGTCAGCGGCGTCAATACGCGGCTGAATGCAAACGCTGGGTCATGCTCCATCAGCAGTAAAAAAAGTTATTTTGACAGGGTAGGTTCATGTTTTGCGACATGCCTGCCCTGCAGTTCCATGACACCATCTACGATCCGAGATTGGCTTCAGACCAATCTGTCGCTTTATGTCCACGGGGATTTGCGCAAACGCATTCCTTTGCCTGGCGTCTACGCGATTCATTTCCCCCAGACCGATGAAGTCTTCTTCGGACAAACCAAGCACTTGTACCGAGGTCGGATTAAACACTTACGTGCACTTAAACGGGGTGTAGCCGAAAACAAGGGTTTGCAACGTGCGTTTAAAGAAGGTAAGCGAACCTTTGATTTCTACTACATCAACCTCCCAGTCGAGGTGACGAAAGAGGTCGAGCAGGACTACTTAGACCTGCACCATGGACAACCTTACCTACTGAATCAGGCGAGGGCGTCTCGGACACGCAAGAAACAATATATTCCCCTGAGGGATACTCTGACGAGCCCGAAACACTCTGATTCGGTACGAATAGAAAAGAAAGGATTACAGCGTATGTCAAGCGTAGAAGAAGTCGGTGCTGAGCCTGCAAAAGGCCAACCGGCACTACTCGATGCCCCGCAAGGTGTGGTGTATCACACTGACGGGGGCTGCCGCCCGAATCCTGGCCCTGGTGGCTGGGGCATTCACGGCTATCTGTACGCGGCTGCGAAGCCGAAGAAAGGTTCGGGCAACCCGGACCACATCGTAACGGCTGCGGGTTATGTAACCAAGGTCGAGTACAACAAGCAGACCAATGACTGGACGCTCGCGGATTTCCAGGAATGGTTGAGCAACCCACTTGCCCGTCGTAAGCACATGGAAGTCACCCCGATTGCTTACATCGACGGGTATGGCTCGTTCAGCGCGGCAATCACCAACAACATCGCCGAGCTGGTGGCAGCGACGCAAGCGCTGGAGCATGCCGCACAGTACGACGTGAAGATTGTGCAGGTGCATTGCGATTCGAAGTACGTCTGCAATGGCCTGATGGATTACGTGCCGACCTGGATTCGCAATAACTGGATCAAGTCCGACGGCATGGTCGTGAAGAATGCTGAGTACTGGAAGAGGCTCGTAAGCGCTCGCGACATCTTGACCAATCGCGGCGTGACAGTGCGCTTTGACTGGGTCAAGGGTCATAACGACCATCTGGGCAACGAGACGGCTGATCAGGCCGCGACCATCGGCGTGATGCTCTCACAACGGGCGATGTTCGGCAAGTCGTGGAGCTTCGATCCGGACGGGCCGGTGGCGACCACCTACGCGTCAATCGACACGTCCCCAGCCGACGGCTACTGGAAGTACGACACGGAAAAGCATCCGTTTATCTCGATGCCCCGCATGTACTTTAACACCTGTACGGATTACTTCCGTGCGGGTGAGTACTACCTCAGTAACGGTCGCGAGGAAGAGCATCCGGGCAAGCGCATCAGTGACGGTGCGTACGCGATTGTCAAGCTGAAGACACCCGACCCGGTGTTGGAACTGGTGCGCGGTCACCAGAGCACGCTGGCTGATAACGTCATGGCGCTCGCCTCGGCGCGCCTCGACTTCATCTACCGTCCCGACATTCACAAGAAGCTCTCGCAGCATGGACCGCTTGTGATGGTACAGGACAATCCGCGGCGGCTGGACACCTTCGATTTGCACAGTCTCGATAAGGACAAGCAGAAGGAACCCATCACGCGCGAGCACCAACCGCCCCATCTGGCGATGCGTGCCGTGGAGTCCATTGAGCTCCTGATGCACAAGCTCAATCAGTATCTGGCGAAGGACCCGGAGATTGTTGTCACGGATCTGACCGATATTCTGTATGAGAAGAGTCAAAAGGTCGTCAAGAAAGAGACGGTCGACGTCTGCACGCTAAATCCGAAGTACAACGTCGGGTTTGCGGCCATGGATGTTGAGGCTAAGTATAAGACCGATGAAGGTATCGGCTCTGCGTCAGTGACCCTGACACTTGGCATTGACCTCCTCGATCGGAACGCTCTGAAACGCCTGGAGAATTCTCACCCGAAAGTCAGTTTGATTACCTGGCTGGAGGCCCCGCACATTTTCCGTTACGCCACGGTGATTGAAACCGAGGAGGATCTGGGGATCTGGGCCGGAGTATATTCGAACGTGCGCATCGTCACGCCTGCCAAGGCGTAAGGGTGGCAGGGTTCGAGGTCTGGAGCTCCGGGGAAGATGTGTCGGATGTACAGTAACGTGCGGATTGTGACACCGCAATCTCACTAACCTCGATGGGTTGCTGCTTATTACCGTCAGTGGCGGCCCATTATTGGAGTTTTGTCCATGTTACGGTTAACGGCAAGTCTGAAATCTGCAGCGGCGGGGGTCCTCGAATCGTCACTGCCTGGACGGATGAAGCGACTGATCTTGTTGACGTCGATCGTCGCCCAGGCGAAGGAAACGCGCAGCTTGGATGTTCAGACGATTCGTAAGCTCAACAATCTCATGGACCTGGCTGGCGAGGAAAAAGCGATGGGTTTGCCCGCGTCGCTTTCCAAAGCCATCTGGGACGGCAAGACTTCGGTCGATGCCATAGCGCTGCTATCCAAGGGAGGTCCTCTTCCTGAATCCACCATCGGTGACCTCGTACAACAGATCAAGGCCTGCATCCCAGCGTGGTTGCGTTACGGTCGTGAAGGTGAGGTCGATGCGGATCTGCAGAAGTTGTTCCGTCATAAGTCCGAAGTTTTGGGCTAGTGCCATCGCGGTCATATTCCCACTAACCTCCCCAGTGGTACGGGCGGGTTAGTGGGTTTATGCCGGTCTGGCGAAAGGGCTTACGACTTCAGGTTATCGGTAATCTTGTCGACCGATTCGTTGATGCTCGTGTTAAACGCCATCACGCGAAAGTACATCGTCGAGAAGAACTCGAGCTCGCAGGCGATCTGGTAGGCGCCCTCGGAGAGCTCTTGCGCGACTTCGTACGCAGTGCTTTCCATCTTGCCGTCCTTGAGCATCTGGACGATCTTTTCCATGTACTGGGTGGCTTCCTTCACCTTCGCATTGAGCTTCTCGCGCGAGACGCTGTTGCTCAGCTTGGAGAGCGTGTCGACTTCACCGAACACGAGCTCCCAGTCCTTGTTGCGCGCGACGGCCTCGCCGTACTTCATGGTCGTGTCGTGACGACCCGGATTGAAGCAGGCGCCGATGTCCTTCAAGAGGCTCGTGCGGGCTTCTTGCAGACCCTGGTAGACCTTGGCCGAATTTTCCGTCGAGAAGCGTTGATACTCGTTGGTGATCAGCAGCGCCAAGTACGTGGTGTACTGGTTAAGCAGATCCATCACCTTGGCCGAATGCTCGGCACCGCGCTTAAGCACCGCGGCGAGTTCCAGGTAAGTACCCTTCATGCCTTCGGGGCAGTAAACGGTAAGCGGGCTGATGTCGACGTAGTTGTGACGCTCCAGCAGCTTCATGAAGCTCGCCTGATGGCGCGAGAGCGGCACCGGCTTGTCGGTGCCCGAGAAGCGCTGTGTGAAATCGAGGAAGTGTTTCTTGATGTCCGGGAAGATCTGTTTGAGCATGCCGGTGACATCGAGTGCCTGGACGCTGAAAGTCTCCAGCGCCACAACGTCACGATGGTGACGCAGAGTTTGAAGCGAGTCCATAGGTGTCCTTCTGACTGGGGTAAGTTTGTAAGCCATAACATGCGCGTGGCAGCTATAGCGGGATGGTATTTTTCACCGACTATCGCCATTATTTGTACGGCTGTGTTTCGTCATTCTCCATTTAAGACCAAAGCAAAGCACATGGAATTTCTTCAACCTAAAATCAACGCTGCGCCCAACGTGAAACTGATGATTAACATCGGTGCACTGATGGACATCCCCACCGGCACCTATATCGAGGGGCGCAAGGGTGAGCACATCCTTAACGGCGGCCTGGCTACGCTCACCGGGGTCGTGGGGATTGGTAACAACTTCAAGTCCACGGTGATGCACTACCAGATGCTCACCGCGATGTCGCGTTTTCGTCAGGCTTCGGCCTCCACCTACGATACCGAAGTCAACATTCAGGAATGGCACTTGATGGAGATGATCCGTCGAGTCGAAGGTCTGCACGAAGAAGACGTCCTGCAAACGGGACGCTGGATTATCACCGACAAGACCATGCACACGGGCGACGACTGGTACGCCAAGCAGCGCGAGTTCTTGGAAGAGAAAGCCAAGAACGTCGGCAAGTGGTCGGTGGATACGCCGTTCTGGAATCGGGATCGCTCCGGGCCGCTGCGCATGATCATCCCCACGTTCAATGAGATCGACTCCTTCACGGAATTCGAAACCTCGGACGTGATGGACATGCAGGACAAGAACGATCTGGGCGAATCGGGCGGTAACACGATTCACATGCGTCAGGGTCTGGCTAAGCTGCGCTTGCTGATGGAAGCGCCGCGTCTGAACGGTCAGGCGAATAACTACTCGCTGATGACCGCACACATCGGCAAAGAGTCGACGATGCAAAACGCAGGGCCTGCCGGTTCGGTGCCGATCGTCAAGCTCAAGCACCTGAAAAACGGCGACAAGATCAAGGGCACGACCGACAAGTTCACCTTCATCACGCACAACTGCTGGCACGCTTATAACGCCTCGCCTTTGATGGCGGCGGACAAGAACGGGCCGGAGTATCCGCGCGATTCCGATGACAAGGTCAAGCTCGATACGGACTTGAACACCGTGCAGCTGCGCAATCTGCGCTCCAAGTCCGGGCCCTCGGGCATGGCGATCACCTTGATCGTCTCACAAACCGAAGGCGTGTTGCCCTCACTGACCGAGTTCCATCACATCCGTGAACAGGATTACTACGGGCTGGTGGGCAGCAAGATCAACTACGCACTGGCGCTCTATCCGGAGTGCAAGCTGGGTCGCACTACCGTGCGTAGCAAGATCGACGAAGATGCGAAGCTGCGTCGGGCGCTGAACATCACGTCGGAAATGTGCCAGATGTCGTACATGTGGCATCACCTGGACGACCTGATGTGCACGCCGGAAGAGCTGTACAACGACCTGAAGGCCAAGGGTTACGACTGGGAGCTGCTGCTCAATACGCGCGGCTGGTGGACGACGGACGAAGACCATCCGTTGCCTTTCCTTTCGACCATGGATTTGCTGCGGATGCGTAAGGGGTTGTACCATCCGTACTGGTATCCGGTCAGCGTGGATGCCCTGAAGGCCGCAGCATGAAGTACCTGCGTCGTTTGATTAGAGCGACGCTTTGCAAGCACCCCGAGAAGAAGATGGTCCGGACCGATCTCGTATTGGTCCACCGTGTTTGTAAGGGGTGTGGCAAAGATTTCGTCGAACCCTACAACGGTTTTAAGGTCCTGAGCTATCATGAGCACCACTGAACAACAAGAAATCCCCGTCGTCTCGCCGGTGAAGTTTGTGATCAACGACGTGGTGGAACATGTTAAGTCGGGCGGCCTGTACGTGGTCGCTGGACTGCCCACGGAGTACGTTCTCGAGAACACGCGTGAACCCGCGTACGCTTACCGGATGAAGGACGGTCGGATGTGCATGCGCTGTCAGTCGGAGTTCGAGGACGGTCGTTTCGTCTATCGTGGCCGAGCCAAAGCACTCGGCTACCCCGAAGAACCCACACGCCCGCTTATGACGCGCGGCTAGGAGTACCAACATGAATACCGCAGTTCAATCCACTGACATCGTGGGCGGCGAAGCCCCCGCGCAACTCGAAGCCAACCTGATCGAGTACGTGACGAATCGGCTGGCCGAATCCGGTCACCCGAATCCGAGCGCCTGGCAGACCTATGGCGAAGGCATCCATAGCGACGCCTACACCACGATCGAGTTTCCCCGTCATCGCTTCCTGGTCAATCGCCAACTGCGTCAGCTCGTCGGTGCGGTGCCCGCGAATACCACGCAGATTCGTTTCTGCCTGGTCGATCAGGGCACGGCTGACGACTGGATGCGTCTCTTCGAACAGATGGTCCTGCCATGCATGATGAAATTCAGCATTCCGCAATCGCACTACGCGAGCGCTTAAATCTGCTCGACGAGTGGCCCATCGTAAAGGGCCGAGAGTTTGTGGTGCCGCATGAGCTGTTAACGCGTGAGATCTGGGACGCGATCATTGTGGTCGCCGGGGGTCGCAACTATAACCGTTACGAGGACTTTGTCCACTGGTTGGAGTTGCGGCTCATGAAAGAGGATTTGGTTGACTTACCCAGGATCGTTTTTGTATCCGGCAAGGCCAGCAAGGGCGCTGATGATATGATTATCCACTGGTGCAAAGAGAACGGCTTCCCATGGGCAGAGTTTCCTGCCGACTGGGACGGGCTCGGGCGTAGCGCAGGTTATGTGCGCAACACTCAAATGGCACGCGTGGCAACCCATCTCATCACGTTCTGGGACGGTGAATCACGAGGCACGAAACACATGATCGATCAGGGCAAGAAGTACCAGCTCGCGATGACGATCAACCTTGTGGAACCGGACGAGGACTGGCTTGAACGGATTAGGAAAACATCATGGCAGGAAACCGAGCAGCTGCTGAAGCGGTTATCTACGAATGGATCGAGAAGTTGATCCCGGAGTCAGGTAACACTGACATTTACCGCAATCTCTTCGCCAGCATGGACGACGCGGCGTTTGCCGTATGGATGGAAAAGCTTGAGCGGCAGGAGATTCGACTCGCGGTGATTGCGCCTAACCTCGCAGAACACCCGCAAGGCGGCGATAAGAAGCTGGTGCGCCTAGACATCGAACGGAACCTGAAGCTGGCTGATGAACTGGGCCATAACTTCTTTGAAAGGATCTGGATCGACAATGGCAACGATATTCCACCGTATCTGTCACCGATTCCGTACCTGGTGGTTGATCTCCCCCTGCGCCGTCAAGCGCAGCTGCTGGTCAAGAAGATCTCGATTCCTGAAGACTCTAAGTCCGTGGACGATTTCACAGGCCAGCCGACCGGGAAGTCCAAGGGATCGAAGATCTCCTACCCAGAGACGCAGATTATGGCCGCACTTAATCTGGACGCCAACCTCACCGAGATGCTCAAGTATCGAGGCGGGGATGAGAAAGGCTTTGATGCGCTCAATTCCGCTATCAGCAAAACTGGCGGGGTGTCGCTCAAGTCGATCGAGAAGCTGGGCACCCAGGTGAAGTCCACGCAGACCCTCAGCATCATTCTGACCTGCATGCACCTCGCCAATACTGGTCTTAATTAAGGATCGTCATGGGACTCTTTACTAACATCGGCTACGAGCGGCTTGCCAAGGAGCGCCAAGCGCGCTTTATTCGCGAAGGTCGAGCCGGTGAAAGTCTGGGCTTTACCAACCGGCCAGATCTCAACTATCCCTGGGACGAGGAGTCTCGGTTCACGACGATCGATGCCTGGATCTGCGTGATTCTGGCCCTCATCGGTCTGATCGGGATAGTTGCTATTATCTGGAGTGATCACTTCGTCTGGAGCGGCCATGTCTGAAGTACACAAACGCGTGATGGCGCAAATTCGTGCCTGGAAGTTGATGTACGACTCCCAGCCGTGTCGCGTCATCGTCACACCGAAACAACAATGAATATCGACGCCTATTTCGTCGACAAGTGGATCACGCTCGAACTGGCTCAGGCCCTCTCACGGGAGCCTCAGCCAGTCGGGCCTTTATTTCCCGAGCTTCGTAAAGCCGTAGGCATGTACGCCTTGTACTTTCCGGAGCATGAAGCCGTGTATTTCGGAGAAGCAGGCGATCTGGAACACGCTAAAGCCCATCACCTGTATCAACTTCGCTGTCAACGTCATGAAAACCCGGCTGTACAACAAGCTTTCAACGACGATCCGGAAGGCAAGGTCCTATTCTTCGCGATTGTTACGTCACGTCGCGAGCAAGCGCGAGCCCTTCTCGAGCAATTTCTAGCAGCCTATAAAGACTGCGCTACTTTACTAAATAACGGGGTGTTGGAGTGAGTGGTTTTAAAGCAGATAGTGCATGGCGCAATCCGAAAGATGTCGCCGACCCGAACGTGTTCACCAACGATGACATGGAAGTCGTCGCCGGGGCTTTCGAGGCGGCGATTAAAACTGTGCTGGAGCAGTACCGGGATGAGGCACTCAGGGAAAAGCTCCTGATGTTTATCAACAACATCGTGGTGCAAGAGAAACCCTGGGTCTGGGTCTCGCCGGAAGGGCCAGCCCATCTCGATGATCTCTTCATGGTCGACGAGTTCACCCGTGATTTTATCATGCTGCTCACTTTCACCTTTTTTGCCCGCTGGGGTGAGGGAAAAGTAAAATTTACTGGTCTGGTAGATACATTGAGCTGGGGATGTGCGGCAGATGAAGACGGTGAGGACAAAGGTTACGTGCTAATGTCGAAAGACCTTAGCGCGCGTCTATCACCGACTGATACTGTAAAAAAATACCTCAGAGCCAATAAGTGGGTTGTCGTGGCGATGCTGATTAAGCTATTCGTCAAACCGATCCACGGCCAAATGCCGGAGGCCTGAGGGCCGATGGCGATGTCAGATATTTAACGGGGCGCCAGGTCAATAACAATAAGCCTGGCAGGAATGAATGGATCAATCAGCGGTTGCCGTCGTATACGCCGAGCTTGATGCTCTGCTCGATACACGGCTCGGGACCCTGGCACGCATGGGCGACCATGTAGCCGAAGCTGTATTGTTGTCCGGGAGTTATCATAAACGCGACTGCGACGTGTTCGCAGACGTGGATATGCAGGTCTACCGTGACCTGTACTCCAAGCGCGACGTAGAGACGCTCAAGTTCTCACGCGCGACTAAAGCGGTGTTCCTCCTGAATTCGCTAGTGCGTTATCTGAAGGAACAGGCGACTGTACGCCCGTATCACGAGAGTGCAAAAGTCGTCATTAATACGTTCCCTTACGTGCTGAGCGTCGAAGAAGAAGCTGAGTTGGGCAAGGTCATTGCGACCTGGATTTCAGGGCTCGCACCGGTTGAGCTCGTACATATGCGCCCACAAGAGCTTTCTCCTCTGTACGTTAAACAGCAGTCGTATTCGAGCTTGTTGATGTACGAGTACGATCCTTGGATGAGTCTGCATTTTGGACCCACATCGAAGCAAGCAACGCCTATCCAAGATGTCTCAATATTCGCGCCAGCGATATTCTTCGCGGATAAGCCAAGCGACAAAGAATTGCAGCAAGTCATCAAGCGTGCAGCCCATCCACTGCAAGCTGTAGAGATCCTGGGACGGTCGCTCGTCGGCCTGAACTTGATCGATGTCGAATACTTCAGCATAATTCGACCTTCCGAACCGGCATAAACGCCCCGCACCCCTCGACCCCACTTCTGGAGCGGTCGAGGTGGGTGCGGAGCACAGTCACGGTTTGGAGCGGGTTTCCGTTAGTCTGCACCGTCCACCGGTGCAAACTGAGCGTGGAACGAATCGAAGTCTTGCTGAATCGGCGTAGTGGCAACTTCCCCTTCCACCAGGACGGGGTCGGGTACATCGCTTCCGAGCTTCGGAACCTCCCTTGGAACAGGTTCAGCGGCTTGGAAGTTATGACCGCCGCTGCCCATCTGGCGCAAGATCTCCGCGATGTTGGCCGCCATGCCTTCTTGATTCATCACCTGCGCTTCTTCGACGCGCAGCTTCATCTTACCGAGCGCCTGTCGGTCCATGCCGTCGAGCACTTGGGAGATGGTGCCCACGATTTTGGGGTCGGCGAGGTTTTCCAGATTCTTAGCGAGCACGCCAACAATCTGCTTCCGCATTCCTTGGGTATAGTCGAGTACGGCCTCATCCGCATCGGCGGGCCCCACGACTTCGACTTCCTGATGTGCAGACATGGTCGTATCCTTAAAAAACTCAGCGATATATTACTAATTGGAGATAAGTAACAAGGTGTCCTTATCCAATGCCCCTATGCTTGACGGGGGCTGGAGTCATAGTATCGGTCAAAAGGCACCGTAAATAGGCGAATTTACAAAGAGGGCGTTATGTTCGTTGATCGCTGGAAGAACTGGGTGATGCGGGTCAGCCAGGGGCTGCGTGACCATAACACGCGCGCGCAGTACGAAGCACTGAAGAGGCGGCTTAAGGAGATTCCGGAGAAGAAGCCGCATCGCCAGAGCTGCGAAGAAATTTTGACCCTGCTGGAGCCGGACAAGTACATTGGCTATCAACCGTACTATGCCAAGCAGGTGAAGCTCGGTGAAGACATCGCTAATCTGGAAGCGTTCACCAAACGTCTGCTGGATACCTCGGCGATGGTATTGAAAGAAACGCCAATACCGCCTGGCTGGATGAAACCCGATGAAGTGCTGGTGCAGTTTGACCGGCTCTTTATCGCAAGTGGCGGCTACTACTTGGACGTGGCACAAAGCGTGCAGAAGTTTAAGGTAGCGGGCCTGCGACTGTGTGAGCTGATGCGTGAATCAGACACCGCGACGCACGGTATCCACGAGCACAACTTTCGTATGCTGTCACGGCTCTTTGTGCAGTTGCGGGAACTGAGCACCGCATTGGTGGAGGTGGGGCTCGAGCAGGGCAAGAAGTAAAACAAGGCGCAGGACTTAATAGCGATTTACAATTGAAACGCGAGGTACAAATGGCAAAGAATCAGATGGCGAACATCCTCGCCAAAACCGACAAGGACGTAGGCGGCACATACGGTCCGAACGGGGTGCTCTCTCGCCTCTTCCGGAAGCTCTTGCTGACCATGAACGTCAATGAGAACCGGTGGAACATCCTAATGCATGCGTTCCTGAACGATCCGCGTAACGGCGTACCGAATACGCGTAAGGATCAGACCAGCATGCGGGGGAATTTGACGAAGGAATTCGCCCGGCCGCAGATGACGTGGAAAGTGTTCTGCAAGGCCATGATGTTCATGCAGTTTGTTCACTTCGAGGTGTGCATCATCGCGCGCGATAAACACGGGCGTGAAATTGCGTTTAGCACAGATGTGAATCTGGGCGACCGCACGGTGCCTACTCAGACGTTGACTGACAACACACCTAAGGGAGACGAATGAGCCATCTTCGTTCCCGAGTGCTGTCAGCTCGGGTTGAACTAATCGAGCGCGAGGATAGAAGGAATGTTCAATGATCGTGAACGCAAGGGAAGAGTGCGTTTCCCGAACATTAGTGACGAACGCCGCCGAGAAGCGTCCCAGGAGAAGTCGGGCGCTGGGGCAAACGCACAAGACAATACAAGGACGGGAGCCAAACCCGCGGAGAATGTCATGCAAGCAGTAACGGAGGAAGTGCAGGTGCCGGTGCATCCGCTCGTTCTGGAAGACGGTAACACGCATATCAACATCGATGCGTTTGCGCAGACTGAATTGGGCCGCATGCTGGTGCATCAGTTCGCGTCAAAGTTCGAGCACCCGCAGTTTGGGCGCTTTCGTTCAGTCGAGGGATTCTGGGGCTATGTGCGAGATACAACGCGCGATGACCGCTGGCGTTATGTCTCCGGCATGACGGCCAAGCGCGAGACGCGCAACTTGGGTGTGCGCTGGATCGCCAATTTTCACCAGATCATTATGGAGGCGAACTACTTCAAGATCGAACAGAATGACCACCTCAAAGCGCTCTTTGTGGCTTCTGAGTTGCCGTTCGATCACTACTACATTTTTCGTGGTAAGGAAGCCAGCGCCAACGACCCCGGTTTTCCGATTCGTCCGCAGATTGCTCCCTGGTTCACCCGTGGGATGGAGAGCATTCGGACGTTGATGAAGGAAGGGCGTCGTCCGGATAAACCCGACTACAGCGACGTGTTCAATCCCAATCCGGAACGGAACGGGCACTAACGCAGTTCGCGTTGTATCGCTCGGGGAGGCTTCGGCCTCCCCTATGCCCCTTCTTCTTTTTTTGTTTCGAGGACCACCATGCCGTCTATTACCGATGCGGTTCAGAGCGCTACTAACGCTGTGGCCGCGAGCACCAGCACGGCACTGACGGGTGTCAATGGTGCAATGTCTGCGCAGCAAGCCGCGCTGGCGCAAAATGCCTGGGTCGGCTCAGCGGATAACGCGCTGGCTACCGCGGACGTCTACAATCCCCCTGGTGGCAATGCCATCATCACGGACGTCCAGAATCTGTTTCAGAAGTTTGACTTCTCCATCTCCGACGTCTTGCGCGGGGGGAAGTTTATCGCCCAGGAAGCCGGGGCGGTGATGGCAGGCTTGCGCGCTGGCTTGCGCGTAGCGGGTCAGATTCAGCGCGGTGTCACCATGCTGCAAAAGGGTGACATCATGGCGCGCATCCTCGGGGCGTCGCTCGTCACCAAAGGGGCGCTCAATGCGCTCGGTCTAGCAGGACTAGACAATATCGCCAGTTCCATCAATGCCGGAATTGGTGCAGCCGAGGGCGCAGTAGGCCAGGCCGTGGGTCAGGTAGGTAGTCAGATCTACGCTGAGCTAGGCGGGGTGATGCAGCAAGTGGACCAGGCGTACGCGGGCGGCATGCAGGCGCTCGGGGAATGTATTAACTCGCTGGGTATCAGTGCGAACTTCAATATCAACGACGTTGGGGTGAAGGTCGGTCTGTATGCGGGCCTGATTCAAACCTCGTGCGGCTACGGGATTCCGAATTCGTTCGGCTCGCTCACAGCAGCCATTACGGATCGCGGCATGCTCGCGCAGATTACGGCCAGGGTATTGCCTTCAGTGATTGCCAGTGGTGATGTGCACAGCCTAATGTCAATTGGTGCGAGCCTGGGGGCGCGTGGCGCCTACGCCTATAACCCGAACATCCTGGCGGACTTCAGTTCGTCGTACTATTTGCCGCCACCCTCGTCCAATACGAACCAGGTGGATTATGCGGACTGTTTTAGCAATCTGACCAGTGCGTACAGTAGCGTTGATCCAGACTGGGCCACGCTGAATCGGGAAACCACCATTACCGATGCCGACGGTAATGACGTGACACAAAACGATCCGGCATTTAATCTGAATGCGATCACCAATGGCTCGGATGATTTTAAGAAGGTGATTCAGCAGGGCGTGACGAGCACCACGGATCGCACCAACAACGTGATGGCTTTGGCAGGGGTGGTGCAGCAATCCACCGTGGCGGACAAACTGGCCTCGCAGTTTCCGATGACGGTGTTTGAGGGCAACAGTCAGTCGGCCTCCACACAAGACCCCTTGGCACTGGCTTCGGGGGCTCAACCGATCACAGTGCCGACCGGCTACTCGAATGTTTCGCCCAATACGGGACAAACGGTCAACCCGGCTCCGGACCCGAAGACGATCAATCCGGATACCGGTCAGGCTTATGACCTGAGCGATCCGGGTGTCAAGAACCAGAACGGCTACTACATCTGGCCCGACGGTCACTGGCAGATTGGTGGGGTCTACACGAACAAGGATACCGGCCAAGGCTACGTGGCTAAGAGCATTACGTTCGACTAAGCTTCATCGTCTATTTCAACGTCATAAGGGCCAGGGTTTCCCCTGGCCTCTATGCCGTCGATTAGTTACGGACGGTGCGACCAAAGATCGCGGAAACTAAACTGCCCGGCAAGGTATCTCCGGCAAAGCTGGCAAAATGCGCCGTGCTATACCAGGTCTTCCAGCTCGTCATGGCGCGAGTCAAGTTAAGCTTGAACTTGTTCATCGAGTAGATCTGGTCCGTAAGACCCATGCCTGACAACACCGCCATGTAATCCGTGAAGGTATTGTCATCGTCGAACATCGAGCCGATGGTTTGCGCGGCATTGTTCAAGGCATCGGCACCCGCACCGAGTGCGCCGCCGACTGCCCCGCCGAGTGCTGCACCCCCGATCGCCGTCAGCGGACCCCCGCCTGCACCCACCACCCCACCTGCGACGGCGCCAATCTCACTGCCTGCTGCCATGGCATTGGAGGAGAAGCCCTGACTGATCGGCATCGCGAGCACCGTGGACATGTCCATGAACGTAATGCTCACTTCAATGCCCATCGCGTGGCCCTTGTTGTTAAAGCCTGTGTTGCCCGTACCGCGGGTAATTGACAAGCTCTCCACCATGGACAAACGCGACTGGCAACGACCCCGGTCAAAGATCTCACACAGGAACGGACTGGTGTAGGACTGCTTACCGGTTGCAATCGGCAAGGTCATGGCGAGCAGCATCGCCAGCGGCACGTAGAGATTAAGCAGCTGCGAGACGCGATTGCCATACGGGCTCACCAAGTTGATGGTGTAGCTCATACGGGGCAAGGACGCGGCGGACGACTGCCAGGAACGCGGGATGTCCACAAACGCTGCACCGCCCAGAGCGGCCAGACCCGACAAATGCAAGGAGTCCAGCCCGCCTTTGATGAAATTGCCCACCGCACCGAAGGCGCTGGTGATCATGCCGCCGATCGCCCCACCCCCCAGGTTACCATTGGCCAGATCAAACTCAGCCGAGCGGGCCTGCGAGGAGATGCTATTGATCTTCTGCGCGATTTCCGATTCCTGCGCCTGACTGGAAAACGACTCACCCACTGGACCAGTTGCATTGACCCGAAAGCCCACAAAGGCCGAGCCGTCATTGATCTCTGAGCCAAGGAATTCGAAGAAGCCTGCATCGTAAGCCTGATTCGGAGCGGTCGTGCCATTGTCGTCGTTATTGAGCGACTCCGTGGTCGAACTCTCACCCCCACCCCCGGCGGCTTGCGGAACGGCCTGAGACGAACCCAGCCACTTCTTCAGGTAATCACTCCAACCCGTGCCACCGTTATCTTTCAAGGACTGGCTATAGGCCTTCTGCACCGCGCTCGTTAGATCGAGGTTATCGGCATTAAACGCCTGCTTCAGGTTGTTCTGATGCAGGGTCGCCAGGCGCTGCGCCCGGTTGGCCATCGCGTAGACGTTGATCGAACCGCCTTCGTTGATGATGTCGGGCAAGAGCTGATGCAGCTGCGTTTGTGCTTTAGCATCGAACTGATAGCCTTCCCCCAGTTGTTGGGCAAGCGAGGTGCCGCCAATCCGTGGCACAATCCCCATGTTCACCGCAATCTGGTTGACGATGGTTTGCACCGCGTTCCAGTAAAGTGGCATGGCAGGCTTCGAGTAGTAGAACTTGCTCGAGGGCTTTTGCAAGAAGAAGCGTGCTGCATTACCCAGGAGCGTCACGGCCAGCAACTTCCACGACAGGATCGAGACTACAAAGCCTGCGGCGCGGCCCAGCTCATAAAACGCTGAGGGTGCTCGTCCGGTGCGTGCCAGGGTACCTGCGCTGGTGTTATAGAAGCCCGTGAAGAAGGTCGTCAACGAATTGAACGAGGGCAGACCACAACGGATATTGATGATCTGCGAGTTCGCGGCGATGGCTTCCCCGTAATAGCGACCATAACCAGTATTCCCGGCCCGATTGACCTGGTTGGGGTTCCAGCTCCCGTTGGGCGCGCGGGGTTTCAGATCCGCGTTGCGGGTAAACTGCGGGGGCGGGTTGATACACAAACTCCCGCCTGGGCGGGTGTCCTGAAAGTCCAGACTCACCGGCGTGAAGATCCGGTTTTGCTGATCCACCGGTTGCAGGTGCGACAGGTTCACCAGAAAAGACTGCCGTACCCACGAGGCGTCTTTTTCAAGATTATTCAGCGAGACTGTTGAAGCCACGGCTGCTCCTACGAAATAAAGAGGGGAGCCGAAGCTCCCCTCGTGTTAAGCCACTTTGGACATGGAAACCGGAGCAGACGTCATCGGCTGCGGTGTCTTCCTTTGCATAGCATCAGGCGAGAGTGTCCCCGTCGGAGTCTTCGCGTTCGCTTGAGAATTGCTCCCTTGCTTACCGGCAAAACCCACGAGTTGTTGCAACGCCGTCAGCATCTGCTTTTGGACATCGAGCGATTGCTTGAGCACATCAGAGACCGGGCCGAGTGTTTTGGCCAGATCTTGCGACTGGGCTTGGCTTTGGGCTGCCAGATCCTTACTGCGATTCTGGAAGCCCCCCATGGCTGCCGCGGTTTGGCTATTGATGGAGTCAGGCAGGGCGCTAACTGCTGCGCTCGCACCATTATCCACCGGCGCTGCATCCGGAGCAGTTGCCGGGGTTGACTTCAGTGCCGGAGCCGGACCAGGAGTCTGATCCGCGACCTTGATGATCCCGCCTGCTGCTGCGCCTGTCGCACCCGCTGCGCCCGCACCACCTGCACTACCCGTGGCCGGAGCACCACCGGTCGAGGCGACTTGGGTACCCGCCTCCCCTGCCTTGGCATTCGGGTCCGGTTTGCCACCCAACTGGCCTTGCTGCGCCTGACCGAGGTAAGCCTGGAACTTCGCCTGCCGATCGCTCAGGCCGTTCGTGCCACCGTTGATCGCCTTGGTGACCGAGAGCACATCGCCTGCTTTCGCAGCCGCTGAAGACACTCGATCCTTCCAGTACGCCAGCGCAATCTTAGCGGCATTGGCCGGGTCAGAGGCGAGATCCGGATTGTTCACCAGATCCAGACCAGTCATCTTGCCGTACTTGGCGTAGTTGGCTTTACCCGTCAACTGGACGACCCCGCGACCCCGATAGTTCCAGCCATCATCAGGCCCCGTGTTCCCCATGCGACCACCGTAGATCCGATTCGCAATCGCTTGCGGACCGGCCGCAGCCACATTAGCGGCATCCCCCTCGCCATTAAAGTGCGACTTAAAGAGACTCGCGAGCACCGAGGGTCGATAGTTCAGATTTTCCGAGAGGGACTTAAAGCCGCCACTCTCGTGGTCCATCTGTGCCATGAACATCGCTTGCTCGGTCGGGTCACTCATGCCTGCGGTTTTCATCGCCGCAATCAACGCACCCTTAATAGCCGAGGCCGAAGCCGTGAGGGTGGCACCAATCTTACCCGCTGCTCCCTTCGCCGCTTGGTAGCCGGACTTCAGGGCATCGCCTGCACCCGAGATGAGACTCGACGCCGCCGAACCTACTGAGCTGGCAGCACTCTTCGTCGCGTCCCACGCATTGCCTGCAAACTGTTTGGTCTTATCCCAGGCGTTACTGATCCCTGACTTAAGATTATCCATCCAGCTCGGCTCAGGCTTGTTATCGCCCTTCGTCGCTGCGTCGTGCTTAGCCTCGTCCTTGGCTTTGTCCGCCTTGTCGTTGGTCTTCTTGTCCTTATCTTTCTCGACCTCCTTATCGTTGGCGGCTTGCACCTCGTCCATCACGGCCTTCACGTCGTCAGCCCCTGCACTCAATTGCTTCTCGCCCGGAATCGGCGAGACCATCGAGTTATACGGGTCGGCAGGCATGCGAATCCCTTGCAGGAAAGTCTTCTTCTCCGCTGAGGACAGCTTGTCGTTGGCATCCGACAACGCCGTACCCTTCTTGATGTTATTCAAGATGGTCAGGTGGGTGATAAAGACCGGCTTAAAGCGACGCACGTACCAGGTGGCAAAGTTCTGCACCTGATCCTTATCCTTCAGATCGACACCCAGGCCTTCGACTGCGCTCTTAATGTCCACCTTCTTGGGATCAATCTGCGCCTGACCACCGACGTACGTGACACCCGGCATCAGTGCGTTTTCCAACGCAAACACCTTGTGCACATTGCCGTCGTCCTCGGGCTTCCAACCATACTGAGCGTAACGGATCTTTGAGAGCGCATCGAGCTTGTTACGGGTCAGGAGCCGATAGCCGCTGTACACTGCAGCCCCAGCAGCCGCAATACCGAGAGCAGGCAAGAGCACAGGCGAAGCAAGCACCGCCCCAAGTCCAGTAAGGAGTGTCCCGCCTGCAGCGCCTGCAAGGCCCAATGCTCCACCTTCAACACCGAGTAGACCAGCAGCCCCAGAAGCAAGAGACCACCCAGTCGCAGCATCACCTGCATAACCCAACCCCTTTCCAATGGTATCGTGGCCCGTGGCATTGGCCAGCGCCGAGGCACCCGTGAGCGCCATACCGGCACCCAGGCCTTTGCCCCACTTCAGACCGCCCATGATGCGGGTACCGAGACCCTGCTTAGCCGCGCCGCCCACGATGTTTTCAGCGGCACCGGCTGCTGCACCCGCGCCGCCCTTACCGAAGAGTCGTCCTAGGCCCGGAATCTTGCGCAGGAGCTTGCCTCCAGGAATCTTGCCGAGGATCTTATCAGCAATCGTTTGTTCGACTGCGGACTCGACCCCATCAACCAGACCACCCTTGGAGTCGTCTTCGTCATCGTCCTTCTTTTTCTTGCGCTTGAACAGACCACTGAGCAGGCTGAGAATACCGCCCTTCTTCTGGCTGTCATCACCTTGGCCGTTCTGACCCAGGTGCTTCTTCCATTCCTCTTCGAGCTGTTCCTTACGCGACTTGTGCTGGTCCTCGATCGAACCCTTGCGGATTCTGTGCCGTTCAGGTAGCCGGTCCTTGAGCAAGTCACGAATCTCTTCCACAGCGGACATCAACTTCTTGCCACCACCAAAGAAAATCCCCGTCTTGCCAAAGAGGGAACCCAGTCCACTGAACATGCCCTTGCCCAGGCCGAACGCATGACCGATACCTTGGTTCACACCCCCAGCCAACCACTTAAGCGCGCCGAACCCACCGCCGAGAATCTTCGTGGCGCCTGACAGAAGTCGTGCCACCCCGTGTTTGAGCGGGTTGCCGTTCTTGTCATAGAGACCGCGCTTGAATTCCTCTTCGTCGAGTACCGTAACACCCTTGTAGTTGTAGACTTCGCCATCAATGTCTTTCGGACTCTTGATGGCTTTGTCATTGACTGCCGAGTGATAGCCACCTGCGCGCATGGTCTTCGCGTCCAGAGCCTTACGCAGTCGCTTCGGATGATCCTTGTCGAATACGTACACATCTTGCGGACCATTGGCATAACCCAGCGCGCCTTTGATGGCCAGCTCACCGAGTTTAGCGATCGCTTTGTAGCCCGCCAGAGGGCCACCCAAGAGGTTGCCACCGAGGAAGCTACCGAGCTTGCTGGCGACCTTGACACCGGCACCCAGCCCCCTTAGGGCCTTCTTAGCGAGCCCTTCTCGCACATAGGCGGTCGACGCTTGCTCCTCGGTCATGACAATGCCTGAGGCATCGGCCACTGCGCCTTGAATATCTCGCCAGGTCTTGACGGGTTTGCCCGTCTTGACATCGAAGTATTCACCAGCCTTCAGACGTGCCGCATAGAGCAGGACCTTACGCGGACCTGTCTCTTCTGAATACACATCCTTAAAGCCGCGGGCCTTGTCAATCACCTTGCCTGCGAGACCGGTTGCCATACCGCCCACCGCCTTGGCCGTGCCGAAGAGACCACCGAAGCTGCTGCCGACCAACCAGTTACCCAGCTTGCCTGCACTCTTCATGCCGCCCCATGCGCCCGAGGCGAGGCTCTTGACACCGTCCTTGATGGACTTGTTCCACCAGCGTACCTTGCGACCCGTACCTGCGGCACCCGTCGGGATCGAACCATCTGCGGCGTTACCGACCACCATCACTGGCAGCGCTTCGGCGAAACGTTCCTGGATGGCCTTGATCCCATCGCTAATGGACCCTACACCTTCAGAGAGCTTCTCGAGCAACGTCTCGATGTGGTTCTTGGCATTCTCATGCAGCGCGCGTGCACCCGAAGCCGTCCGGTTAGCAAACTCACGCGCGTGATCTCGTGCATTGCTAAAGAACCCGCCAGCGCGTTGCGTACCCGCGGCTTGCAAACCTGCCGCACCTTGTACTGCACCGTGCGCCGTTGCTCCCATGGCAGAAACAGTTTGCTCCACCAGCGCATTGACTTGCTGAACCGGTACTCCCAGCTTTTGCAAGTAGTTCGCCAACTGCTGACGATACTTGGGCGTGCCGACGGCGGCGTTCGGTTGCGGGCTATAGGCACCCGCATTAGCGGTCGTCGGTACAAAGCTCGGCGTAATCAGACCAGGCGTTGCAAAGGACGGGACCGGACCCGCTGCCAATTGAGACAGGGCTTGATGCACCCCACCGCGATTTGCGCGACCAATACTGCCTGCATTGCCGCGCCGCCGACGACGACGCGGACCCACAGCAGCCGCGGCTGCCCCAGCCTGAGCGGGACGAAAACCATTCGCAGTACTCCCCGCGGCCGGGTTAAAGTCCTTGCCGTAATAGTAGTCAAAGAACTGCTCGAGCTTCACGCCATCTTCGTCATCATTAAGCAGGCCCGCCTCATTCAAGAAGTCGTTCATGCCCAGATTGGAAAAATGCTGGACCTTTTCACGCGAGGCGGACGCATACTGACCAAATGCATTGTACGCATTGGCAAACGAGTGCTTGCGCTCGTTATCGTGATCGTTGCGGAAGTACGTCTTAAACAGATCGGCAAACGCATCAGCGTGCGGTGCGGCATCACCATCATAACGGCGCCGGTTACCGAGCACCTCTTCCCCACCTAGGCGACCCTTGACGTTGTTACGCAAGAGCTGACTACCGAGAATCTTCTTCTGTTCCGGGGTGAGGGTTTTGCCCGTCTTAGTGGTAACTTCATCGATCAGGCTATCGATCGACTCGGTGGTCCACTTGCGCTCGTTGTCTTTGACCAGGGACTTAAACGCGTTCGTACGCACATTGCTTTGCGTGTCGAACTTGTTCTTGGTGTAGTCATAATGCGTCATCTCGACGTTCGGGTCCCCGGTGCGGGTGACTTGCAACTCACGCAGAATCCGGGCGAGGTAGCCAGGAATGATCTCGTTCAACGACTTTGCCGACTGACGGCTAAAGTAGGACGGCTCCCCCATGCCTTCAACGGTATCCTTTTGCAGACCGGTTTGCATCTTCTGCGAGCTCCTGACGTTCATCTTCAAGAAGCGTACCAGACCGTCGGTGATGCCACCATTCTCGTGCTTGTTCGAGCGCGCCCATTCGCCGAGCATCTGCGGCACGTTCTCAACGCCGTACTGCAATTTGTTACCGAACTTCTTTACACCTGGCATCTTTTGCAAGTGCGGCGCCATCTTCTTAGCGAGCCACTGCCCGATGATGCCTGTGCCAAACGCACCGGCCACCATCCCGCCAGCATGATACGGATCGGTTTGCATGCCCATTGCACGCGCCATGTCATCAGCATCCAGGACGCCGTTTAACATGTCCATCCCTGAGCGACCATGACCCAGCCCGCCCTTCACCGTGCGCAAGGCGTTCTTCTTCAGGTTCCCGGTGAGATTGTTCAAGAACTCCTGGCCGCGCCCAAGAATGGTGCCGCCAATCAGCTTCATGGCCTGTTGCTTGGCCATGTCCTTGAAGGTGTCCGAAGCCTTGAGCTTGGCTTGCTCGGGTAGCGCCGTATTGTGCACCACGCTTTGCAAGAGCAGGCGCATCTCTGCGTTGCTGCGCTTGGTTTCTTCCAGTGCGTCTACAGCAACGAAGTAATGGCGGTACTGGAGCTCGAGCGACTTGCGATGGTAGTTAGCGGTAACGTTGGACTGGTAATCCACAAGCTGAGCAATGCCAACGCGCAGCGAGTCCATCTGCTTAAGCTTGTCCCGATGGCGGACTTGTTCGAGGCCTTCACGGAGTCGATCCTTGGTGTCTGATTCAGTGGTTTGTTTGTATTGGAGTTCGGACTGAACCTGGGCGAAGCCTGCAAGCATCGCACTGATCTCGGCTTCGCGAGGATCATAGTTCGAGCTGCCCGGTTTGGCGTCCGCCGTCTCAGTCCAGTCCTTCACTTGCTTCTTGAGCTTGTCCGGCATCGCCTGCTCCACCTTCGGGAGCAAGCGTGCCGTCGTGCGCTTCAAGTCGTTCATGAACGGCCGGATTTCCTTGGTCGTATCATCGTATAGACTTTTTATCGATCCGAACGATTTCTCGGCGAGATCATACGCGGAGCCGTATCCCCGAGGCAGTGCTTTCTCAATGACGCCCTTGATAAACTCGGAGTTCTTCGCCGACAGGCTGATGCCTTCTTTCAGGCCCGCAGCGACTTTGGTAACCGGCTTGCGGTTATCCTTCGGCGGCTTGAGATCGAAATCGAAATCAGGCACGTCAAGGTTCTTGTCGAACTGGAAATCGTTCAACGTGAATTTTTGTTGCTTGGCCATAAACACAGGCTCCAATGATGTCGGGCTGCACGTGAGCCCCTCATAGGTTTGGGCTTAAAACCCGCAGGATAAGATATATGCCCCAGAAAAGCGAAGTCCCATTTAACGTGAGTATCCTTGAACTCACGGAGAAAAAGCTCGTGGGTGTGAAACCTGTTACGAAGCAAGACATCTTCGATGGCGCGACCCACAACTTCGACGAAGGCGGACTCTTCTCGGTGAGCATCTTCGGCAAAGTCGGGGATGAGCGCCGGAGTCAGCGCTTTTCGTTTGTTGACATCAAGGCCCCGGTGTTCCATCCGGTGATCTATCGGGCACTCGCCCAGCTCAAGCGCCTCTATGCTGCGATTATGGCAGGCACTGAGTACGCGGTGTGGAATCCGGAAACCAAAGACTTTGAGCGCAGCAATTCAATTACCGGCCGTACCGGCTACGCATTCTTTCTGGAATACTGGAAGCTCATCGAATTCGGTGACACCAAGAGTGTGACACGGGAAATGAATGTGTCGCTCTTGAAGAAGTTCCAGAGCGTGGCGCTCACCAGCAAAGTGATTGTGATGCCTGCGGGGATGCGTGACGTGGAGCTCGATGGCGGTCGGGTGCAGATGGATGAAATCAACACCTTTTACCGCAAGCTGCTGGCGATCTCCAACACCATCTCCGAAGCGTCGGTCAAGACTGCACCGGAAGTGATCAACACCGCACGCTACAACTTGCAGCTCACCTTTAACCAGTTGTACGACATGCTGGAAAACATGGTGCAGGGCAAGAAGAAGCTGCTGATGGGCAAGTGGGCCAGTCGGCGGATTCAGGACGGCACGCGAAACGTGATTACGGCGATGGATACGTCCAGTCCCTATCTGGGGGCACCCGACGCGGTGGGCTTTAATAACACCGTGATCGGCCTGTACCAGATGTTGAAAGCGGCGCGTCCGATTGCGATGTACAACATTCGCAACGGCTTTCTCTCCAAGGTGTTCTTTGAAGTGGGTCGGCCGGTAAAGCTGATTGACAAGAAGACGCTGCGCCCAGTCGAAGTCACACTCAAGACGCAAAGCTACGATCGCTGGATGACCAACGAAGGCATCGAGAAGGTGATCACGTCGTTTGGAGACGAGGACCTGCGCCATAAGCCGCTGGAGATTGAAGGCTATTACCTCGGTCTCATTTACAAGGGCCCGGACGGGACCTACAAGATCTTCCAGGACATTGGTGATGTGCCCATTGAGCGCAGTCGCAAAGATGTGACGCCGCTCACCTTTTGTGAGCTGCTCTATCTGTCGACCTTCCAGGCCATCAATGGCTTGCCGCTCTTTGTGACGCGTTACCCGGTGACCGGGGTGGGCTCGATCTATCCGTCGCTCGCCTATGTGAAGACGACGATTAAGGCTGAGGTTCGCAAGGAGCTCGATGAGCAGTGGCAACTACGACTGGATGCGCCGGTGGCGTATCAGTTCCCGATTACGGGCGGTGCGTTTATCAACTCGCTGGTGCCGCACTCAGCCAAGCTTGGCAAACTGGGCGCGGACTTTGACGGCGATACCGCTTCGGGTAACGTCACGTACTCGGACGAATCCATCGCGGAAGTCAAGGCACACCTGAGTAAGAAGCGCGCCTACGTCGGTACCGACGGCTCCTTCATGTCCAGTATCGAAGTCTCGACCGTGTCCTTGGTGTTCCACAATCTGACAGGTTACGATTCATGATTTTCTACAACAACTTCTTTCGACGCTTTGGTGTGCGCACGGCTTCGCAGTTGACGAACCCACCCATGCCCAAGCTCGATTTGCTGGAGCTGCCGCGTGAGTCGATCTTTCACTACGTGAGTGAAAGCGCGGTGGATATCGGCCCGCGTTCGGATGAGTTTCTCTTTCGGCATGTGGCGCGTCCCATCCCGATCATGCATCAGATCGAGTTGCTCTCGGACAAGGGCATGCCACGGCGGGTCGCAGTGCCGGTGGAAACCGAGATTCGCAAGTACCACCAGCATCATCGCCGGTTTCGTCGTCAGATCAACCTGAACGCTGCGCTGCGCGATGTGAATGTCCCGTTCGTGATGAACTACGGCTTTCTGGCGGGGCTCTACCGTTATCAGCGCTCGATGTTTGCGGAGTACAACCGCTGGTACAATATTGCAGCCACGGTCTGGAAGCGCATTGGCGATCTGGCGAAAGACTCGACCCGGCATCAGTTCATCGAAATCCGGCTGCCGAAGATTTTGCCGGGCTTGACGGATTTGCGCATTGCCTCGGAGTCGCTTATCGAAGGCGACGTGCTGAGCCATGCCGCCGAAGGTATCAAGCTGGCGCTAGAGTCCGTCGATCAGGAGTATCTGGATCTGGTGCAAGCCTCGCCCCACTATGTGGATAGCGTAGCGATGGAAGCAATGAACCAGCGTACGCTCAAGGTGTTCCATACGCCCGAAGCCCTGATGCTGCTCGAGCTGTGGAAGTGGGCAGGCGACGCCCGCCATAGCTCGCTGATTGCCAACGTCAATGATGAGCATCTGGATCGCGTGAATCTGATCTTCACGGAATCGGGTCGGTGGTTCGTGGTGAATCTGGGTGTCATCAATCGCTGGCGCGTGGCGACCGAGGAAGAGCTCGCGGCGAATCCGCAGGCGAATCAAAAGGGACTGTCGCCGGTGCAGATGCAGCGTCGCTTGCTGCGCATGTCGATGTCGCTCTTCCAAGTGCGAACGGATGTGGGTCCGGAAGCTGAAGACGCCGCCCAAGACGAAGAGTCGATCCAGGCGGCGGATGCGCAAGACGCGAGCGCCGATGGCGTACCGGAAGCGCAGCATTACGATCCCGATGAGCAGTTCGATGCAAACAAGGACGACGAGGAAGACGAGAGTCTCTTGCCGACCTTCAAGCAAACGGGCAGTCTCCCCAAGGTCGATCCGATTACGGGCGAAGCAATTCTGAAGCCGACGGCAGTGAAGACCAACTCGGTCAAGAGCACCCCGACCGATGAATTCACCCCGACCGAGAAGGCCGAGGACTTTGTCTTTGATCCGACTGAAGACGCGCAGATTGAAAAGGATCTGCAAACGCTCGATAAGCTCAGTCGTCAAGCCGTCGCGGTGAGCGCGGGTGAGATTCCGCATCCGGCGGAAGTGGTCGAGCTGAATGACGTGCCGCAACCGGAAGACGGCGTGATTGCTTTGCTCAATCGCCTGGCGGATGACGGGATGGTCAGTGCGGCGGAGTATCGTCGTTTCACGCAACTGGCACAGTCGCCCAAGAACCTGCCTGCGCCCAAGGGCGAAGGTAACCTGCACGACTTCTCGCAAGTCCAGCCACACGAAACCAAGATCGTGGAATCGCCCGCCATCAAGGACATTCCGACCGTGCTGGATAAGACGATGTTAAAATCGTCGCTGCTGGAGTTCGACCAGCGCTACATCGAGACGCTGCTGGAAAAGGATGTGGCAGGCATGGTACTGGCGTTGCAAAACGCCGGGATCTGCGTGACGTCCTACGAGCGTGAAGAAGTGGAGGATGTGATGGGCTCGTACGTGATGTACCACGTACGGATTGTGCCGGTGCAGGGCACGGCCTCTACCTTGCACTTTAAGCTGCCGCTGTTGCAAGACGATGGCACTTACATGGCCAACGGTACGCGCTATCGCATCCGTAAGCAAAAGGGTGACATGCCGATTCGTAAGATTGCACCGGATCGGGTGGCGCTGACGTCTTACTACGGTAAGGTGTTTGTGTCACGGAGCGAAAAACGCGTGAACGATCGTTCGCAGTGGATGCGTAATGCGATCATGGCGATGGGACTGGATAACGAGAACACCACGGTGGTGAATCTGCATCCGGGCGACGTGTTCGACAACCTCTTTGAAGCGCCGCGTCTGTATTCATCCATGGCGATGGGCTTTCGGGGTTTCACGGTGGATTCGGCCCATTTCTCGAAGAAGCTCAACTTCCTCTTTGATCACTCAAAGCGTGAGAAGCTCTACGGACCGGACGTCTTGGCGGCGCTCGAAAGCGAAGGTAAGATCATCTGCGGGCAGGCGGAAGGCGGTGAGTATATCGTCATGTATCCGGATAACTCGATGGCCCTGGTCGGTTTGATCGATGGTGTGATTCAGAATACCGATGACGCTCTGCCGGGCTTTGAGCAGTTGCTGGATCTGGAAGCCAAGAAAGCCCCGGTGGAGTTTGCGGAGCTCAAGGTACTGGGTCGGACGATTCCGCTGGCGGTGGTATTGGGCTACCAAATGGGCTTGGAAAAGCTCATGCGGGCGCTGAAGGTGACGGCACGCCGTGTGAACGCGGGCCAGCGTCTGAACCTGCAAGATAACGAGTACGCGATTGCGTTCTCGGATGAGACGCTGATCTTCCCGCGCGATAACACCTTCGCGGCGATGATCCTCGGCGGCTTTAACGAGTTCCATCGACAGATCCGTAACTACAGTGTGTTCGAGTTTGATCGGCGCGGCGTCTATCTGAACATCCTCGAAGGCAATGGTCGCTCGGAGCGTTACCTGCGTGAGATCGATTTGATGTACCAGATGTTTATCGATCCGATCACACGGGAAATCTTGCAGGGCATGAAAGAGCCGCTGACGTTCCAGGGGCTGTTGGTGCGCTCGGTGGAGATGCTACTCTCGGATACCCACCCCGACGAGCTCGATCCGAAGTACATGCGGATCAAGGGCTACGAGCGTATGGCAGGGGCGGTGTATGCGGAACTGATTCGGGCGATTCGGATTCATAACGGCCGCCCGGGCAAGAACAAGCATCCGATCGACCTGAACCCGTACGCTGTCTGGACGGCGATTCAGACCGACCCGGCCAAGAACCAGGTATCGGACATCAATCCGGTGGAAAACCTGAAAGACGTCGAGGCCGTCACGTTCTCGGGGACCGGTGGACGGGGGTCGCGCTCGATGACCAAGCGCACGCGTCAGTACCATCGCAACGACATGGGGACCATCTCCGAGTCGACCAAGGACTCCTCCGACGTGGCGATCAACACCTACCTGTCGGCGGACCCGCAGTTTAACTCACTGCGCGGGACCTCTAATCCGTACGAGATTGGAGTGACGGGTGCGACGGCCCTGCTCTCAACTGCGGCGCTCTTGTCACCGGGCTCGGATCGCGATGATGCGAAGCGGGTGAACTTCGTGGGTATTCAGCATTCTCACGGGATTGCCTGCGCGGGTTACACGCAAGCCTCGGTGCGTACCGGCTATGAACAGGTGCTCGCGCATCGGACTTCAGACCTCTACGCCTATACGGCCAAGAAGGACGGCAAGGTGATCAGCGTCTCGGACACCGGCATGGTGATCGAGTACGCCGATGGTACGCGCAAAGGGATCGAACTGGGTCGTCGTTATGGCAACGCAGCGGGTCTTACCGTCGCGCATGAAGTAGTCGCTGACGTCGTTGAAGGTCAAGTGTTTAAGGCAGGCGACCTCTTGTGTCACAACACCGGATTCTTCGAGCGCGATACGTTGAATCCGAATCAGGTGGTGTGGAAGGCTGGGACGATTGTCAAGACGGTTCTGTTGGAGTCGACCGATACCCTGGAAGACTCCTCGGCGATTAGCAAACGGGTGTCGGGTCTCTTGACCACGAAGACCACCAAGGTGCGTAAGATCGTGGTGAACTTCGATCAAGCCGTGCATCGGTTGGTGAAAACCGGCCAGCGCGTGGGCAGCGAGGACATCTTATGCATAATCGAGGACGCGGTCACCGCGAACAATCACCTCTTTGATGAGGAGTCGCTGGACACCTTGCGCAATCTGTCTGCTCAGGTGCCGCTCTCCAAGACCAAGGGTGTGGTTGAGCGTATTGAAGTCTTCTATCACGGGGACAAAGAGGACATGTCGGAGTCGCTGCGGCAACTGACGAACATGTCGGATCGTGAGATGGCGAAGCGCCATAAGTCCGCTGGACGAAAGGGCTTCACGGGAAGTACCGATGAGGGCTTCCGGGTCGATGGAGAACCACTGGCGTTGGATACAGTGGCGATTCAGATCTACATCACGGCTGATGTGAGCGCAGGGGTCGGTGACAAGGGTGTGTTTGCCAACCAGATGAAGACGGTGTTCGGTAAGGTGATGGAGAACGAACTGAAGACGGAGTCGGGCACAGTCATCGACTGCGTATTCGGTTACAAGAGTGTCTACGATCGTATTGTGAATAGCCCTGCGATCATTGGCACCACCACTACCCTGCTGGACGTGATTGCCCAACGAGCAGTCGCTGCCTACAAGAGCTAACTGAGTGTGGTTGCCCTCATTGCGGTGAGGGTGACCTACTCGGCCTTTTTTCACGTCCTTTCAACGTTTACGTCTACTAGACAGGAAAAGCTATGCAATTGCAAGATTCGCATCGGACCGTCGCAACACTTGGCAATGCCGCTGAGTTGGTTGCGGCTATTGTCCAGGGAGTCGTCGGTAACGACGTAGCGGACACCATCGACGGGTCGCCCCTCACGCGCGGCACGATTTTCAATCTGGCTCAGCTCAAGTTCCAAGAGAGCGCGGGCAAAGTTCTGGGAGCTGATTAACATGCTGAGCATTCAAGCCCTCGAGAGCGCATTGCCGCTGGCCGAACGCTTCGACCAGCGCAAGCTGCTGGTGCTGCCGCGTGCGGACACGCCGCTGGAAATGCTGGTGAACCGCACCCGCAGTCCCGAAACCGTCACGTCCTCGCACGATGGCGTGACGATCAAGGTCGACCTGCAACAACTCGCGGCTTCGGCTGCGATCAAAGATCCGGTCTTTGGGGACTCGGATCACGACAACGTGTTCGACCAGATCGCCGAAGTCTGTATCCCGGCAGTCCAATCGCATGTGAAGTTTGCCAAGGAAGTCGTGGCTCCGGCCGTGGATGATCTGGTGACCCGTGTGACTGACATTCTGTCGCAGCACACCCCGAGCCAACTGCTCGGCATGGAAGTGCGCATCGACGAACTGCCCGCGCCGCTCACGAACGCTGCATTCGACGCGATGGTGCGCAAGTTCGAAGAAACGCCGCTGGATTCCCCGGCGCTGAATTTCAACCTGCCGGATCAAACCGGTGCGGAAATCGTCGAACTGATGAAGACCGGGTCGGCTTCGCTGGATGCTGACATCGAACAGTTTGCGGCAACGCTGGGCGACGGCTGCCTGATTGACGTGTGGGCGAAAGCCTTCCAGCAACAGCAAGCCGACATCAACGACGCACGGGTGCATCGCTTCGTCGATCTGCTCAATTCGCCCGACTGCGGCGTGGACAACGCCCTCATCATCTTCTTGCTCGCACGCAAGCTGATCGACAACCCGCTCGACGGGATCACGATGAGCCTGCAGCAGTACGAAACGCTGATGGCGGACTTCCGTGATCAAGCCGCGGCCTTCCTGTGCCGGGAACTGAATGCCTACGAGCAAGCCGAATCGGCAGGCGCGCTGGTGATCAGCCTGAGCAGCAACGAGATCGTCGTCAACCCGCAGCTCTACAAGCAGTACATCGAGAACGGCGGCGAGAACGAAGTGCTCTTCGGCAACCTGCTGCAGTCGAACCCGTACGTGATGCTCGAGGACATCGAAGCTAACGCCGGGACGCTCAAGCGTGCGTGGGACAACCATGCTGCGCTGACGGCCACGGTCGAAGCGAACCGCAAGTTCGCCCGTACCAAGGAAGCGCTCTCGACGGTATTTCGTCGTCAGCTGCGCGAGCTTACCGAGGAAGATCTCGCGAACCTCGACGTGGGGGCAGCGACGGCCAAGTTCGATGAGCTGCTCGATGAGGTGGTCGAGTCGGATCTGGAATGCCTCTACACGCTGGGTCTGAAGCTCGTGTGCCGCTCGCGTTTCTCGAAGACCGAAGCCGAGCGTATCCTCGCCGGGATCGATCGCATCAAGAAGAAGAACCCGTCGCTCGAAGTGCGTGAAGCGGCCGCTATCTCGGTGATCGAATACGTCGCCTGGTGGGTCGGCTCGCAGCTGCAAGTGGTCGACGCGGGTTTCAAGCAATCCATCTAAGCGCGGGGGTAAGTCATGGACGTGAGTAAACTCATTCGCGATCCCAAACGGGTCCAGGCTTACCTCGAAGAACTTCCAAATGGGAGCCTCGTCTGCAAGAAACCGGTGAAGATCTATATTCCGGCGCGCTTCGCAGAACGAGGCCTCGCTCAGATCGGCATTGAAACCTACATTGTGGGAATCTATGCGATTGTCGTAGAGGATGTGTACTATGGCGTCTCCATGGTGAATGCCATGTTGCCCATCGAACCGACGGCGACCCTGAAGATACAAATCGACGGGGATGAGTATTACGAGTTCAGCTTCGATGCGGGTAGCGTCGTGGTCACAAGCACGGATCTGGTGAAGACCGACGTGTTGGTGTACAAAATCTACGACGAGATCATCTCGAAGGGTCGGGTACCTTGGTACTTGGGCTATCTGGAGCTCGGGAAAATCTTCGACACGGCGCTGTATCATGCCGGAGCCAACATCGGGGCCAACCAGGAAGTCACGGAGCTGATCATTTCGATGATCTCGCGCTCGGAGAAAGATCGCAACCAGTATTACCGGACCACGATCGAAGACCTCTCCCAGCTAAGCGTCGTGAAGCCTGCGTTCATTCCGCTGCGCTCAGTGCAGTACGCAGCGACCAATACGACCAACAAGCTCGCCGGGTCGTACTTTGGAGATGCTCTGGTGTCTGCTCTCGTGAATCCGGCGGATCGCGTGGAGCGCATCGAGTCTCTCTTGCGAGCATAAGTCAACAAGTCGAGAACACAATGGGCAATCAAATTCGATTCGCGTGTACGGCACTCGCGGCATCGAACAAGAGCGGGGTGTTGAAGAAAGACGAGAACGGCTACTACGAGCTAGTGGTCGGGGCGCTGAACGTCTTCAACTCAATTGGTCAGTACTACGTGTACGACCAAGCCCGTGATCTGTTCGAGGGCTCGAGCACCTTCATGCGACGCGTGAAGCGCGGCGTGCTGCGTGGTGAGCTGGGTCATCCCAAGCCACTGCCTGGCATGAGTGAAGAGCAGTTTGCACAGCGCGTGATGTCGATCTATGAAGACAACGTGTGCTGCCACCACAAGGAGATCTACCTGGATTTCGATCGGGTGAAAGATGACCACGGGAACCCCGTGATCGCTATCATCTCGCGCGTCTATCCGTCGGGTCCCCATGGCGAGCAGCTGCGTCGATCGCTGGACAATCCGAACGAGAACGTCTGCTTCTCGATCCGGGCGTTCACTGACGACTTCATGGAGCGTGGCACCTGCAAGCGCATTTTGCGCACCATCGTCACCTGGGACCAAGTGTTGGAACCCGGACTGGCAGCGGCGGAGAAGTTCAAGGCACCGGCACTGGAAGGAGCCCACGTGGGCGCGAGCGATCGCAACACGCAGGACTTCGACCACCTGTTTAGCCGGGGTCAGATCGAGCGCGGCATCAAGCGTAACTCGATGTACGGGGTAGCTCAGGAATCAGCCATCTTGACGGGACAGGAACTGTTTCAAGCGATGGGCTGGGACACAACCGAAACCGAAGGGGCGAAGAAGCCCGCCTTCTTGCAGTGGTGACACCACCGTAAGCGAGCCCCAGGGGAAACCCTGGGGCTTATGCCGTTGATCCGCATGATTCAAAGATTTGTTGGACCTATATTACTACATTGAGCAGAAACAGAAGCATTCAAATACGCGAATTATTTTACGTGTGCGACTCCTGCTATGCGATAACAGTATCGTCCCTAAACACGAGGAATTCTCTGCATCTATCATGGAAGATATTTCGAAAGTCATCCTGACCTTCAAAGACCAGCAGTACTCGCTGACCAAAGTCATGGCCAAAGCTGGCTCCGGTAGCATCGCTTCTGTCGCGGTGAAAGACATCAACTTCTCCGACGCAGCGCTTGCCATGATCGACCTCTCGCAAGACTGTCCGCAGTTCCATGGCGGCACGATCAGTTTCTTCAAACTCGAAGGCAAGTTCATCGTCTTCGGCGGGCGCGATCAAGTCAGTCGCGACCTGCAAAAGGGCAAAACCCACATCTCCGGCCACATCCTTTCCAGTCCCGCGCTCAAAGCTGCGCGCATCGACACGCCGGTGGCAGTAGCCCCGGCGGCAGTGGAAGCATTGGTCGACAAGTTCAACTCGGTGCCCTCCAACCGCACTGAGGTGAGAACGCCGCGGAAGCCGTACGGGAGCCGCCCGACGATTTCTCGGCAGCCTTCCGGCGGCAACCAGTACGCTCGAAGCAAATAGTAGTTCTTGAGCTCAAGGACTCCAGTAGTCACTCTCTTTCTTAAATCCGATAAACAAGGAAACGTATCATGACCACGACTGTTAAAGAATCCATCGTCTTCAAGCCGGAAACGCGTGAACTGGCCGACAAGATCAAGAAGCACATCCACCTCGATCCGAAGACTGGCTTGGCCGATCCGGAAAAGCTGAAGGGCGTGTACGTCGAACTGCTGCCCGAAGGCGTGAGCGCCGACACGGTGCTCGCGATCGACAACCACAACACGCGCTTCGCCGCAGCATCGTTCCTGGCACTCGGCGAAACCGGCGTCGACTTCTTCAAGAAGCACAAGACCGTCAACGAAGTGCAAGCTGTGTTCCCGACGGTCGGCAAGTCGAAGTTCGAAGGCGTCTTCGAGCGCTCGTCGCAAGTGCGTGCACCGGGCCAAGAGCCGACCACCAAGTTCGGCACGGGCTCGATGAAGCTCGACTTCTACGGCGCGTCGCAATCGCGTGGCGAATTCAAGAAGGTGCGCGATCACCTGACGGACATCGCCGCGTCGGCGCTGAGCGACTAAGCGAGCGCCACTTCCGTTTATGGGGGCAGTAGCTGAGAACGCTCCCAGGGGTTTCGGCCCCTGGGAGTTTGTGACATCTTTATTTTTTGTTGTTGCAGGGACCATGAAAGAACAAAACCGCAAAGAAAACGTGCAGTTGATCATCACTTTGGACCAAGCGGGTCGCCCCGTGTACAAGGATGGTGCTCCGGCGCTCTTAAACCACGCTCTGAGCCGTCTGAAGAACGTCTTGCAGGGTCAGGTGCTGCATTGCGCAGAAGAGGCGTATAGCGCCTGTAAAGAGTTTCACGTTGCACCGCATCTGCTGGACATGAACGGAAGTCATATCGACGACATCACGAAGATGTATCGGGAAGACAACTTCGATTACCAGGCTGGGCTGCATAACCACGAGATCGGCCACTTCATGGTCGACTATCATCACAGCGCGATCCACCGTCTGGTGCAACGCAGTAATACGCCGAGCCTGATGGGCTTCGCGAGCCGCATCCACATCGCCCAGCTCTTTAACCAGAAGGCCCCCGAAGGCGCGGTCGTCGGCGCGGTCCTCTTCGACGAAGCGTCGCTGGACGCAAACGGTTACGTGCTCGAGCGCACGGACTGGGAATCCCTTAACTACCGTACGGGAGGTCCGACCTGTGGACGCATCCGCCATCTCGTCTACCGACACACCAGCATCCCCAAGTCCTACCCCGCAGTTCTTTCTCTGGACAATTCAGCTTGGGCAGCACAGGCTGCTGCGCGCACGAAGCGCGACATCGAACGCCGCGTTGACGTCAACCCCGACGGCATCGTCGACCCCACCCTCGGATTCGGCACCGTCAAGCACGACGTCATCGATCCCATCACCGGCTACCGCCGACCCAGCTGGGGCTGAAAACCCCTACCTGATGGGTCGGGATGTGGATCACATCAAGCTGATTGACACCACGGCCAAGTCAGGGGTGGGGCTGGGGTTCCGACATTAAGAAGGGATTATGAGAGATGCCTGAAGAAAACCACAAAGTCTACATCTTTCACAATCCCGAGACTGACGAGGTTTATGCGGGTAGTACGAAAGATGATGTTTATCGAGAGAGTAAACATAGGAGTGCTCTGAGGAATAAGCGGCATCCGAATTATAAATTTCAACGAGCGTATAATCGTAATCCCAATTTTGACTTCGTGTCTGTAGAAGTTGAGAACAGAGAAGCGGCGTTTGACCTTGAACAATCTATCATTGATGAGTTCTATGGGAGTCCGCTTTTCTTGAACTTGTCTGATGATGCGCGGCATTGTTCTGTAGGCCAATCTCCGGATTCAATAAAAAGAATGAAGGAGAAATTAGTAGGAAGAAAACTGTCTCCTGAACATGTCGAGAAATTGCGACAAGCTTTGCTTCAGGAGCATCAGAATAATCCCGGCTACAACAAAGGCTACAGACATTCTCCAGAAGCAATCGAAAAATTCAGACTCAGCAGTACTGGCCGAACGCACGTAGTTTCGCCAGAAGCCAAAGAGGTTATGCGACAAGCAAAACTTGGTGGTCATCTCAGTGAAGAACACAAAAAGAAACTGAGTGAGGTAGCCCTAGGGAGAAAAGATCCTCCTGAGACTGTGCTTAACAAACACCTGGGTATGCTTTATCGCGCTAAACCAGTCGTTATAGACGATGTTGTCTATGCCAGCCGAGGGTTAGCCGCTAAAGAGCTTGGGCTAACCACCACAACGATCACCAATCGCGTTAACGCAGGGATCTACAAGGAATTAAATGGAAGAGAAACCTCCCCAGTTCTTCCTCTGGACGATTCAGATAGCCCAATGGCGACGAATCGAGAATGAGGAAATCGAAACTGCTCGTGGCAAGCAAAAAATAAAACTCATTAATACTACTGCGAAGGACGGGGTCCTGGCATTTGCGCCCGACTGGGAGAATGTGAAGGCGTACAAGGAAGGGCGCCTGAACGAGCAGAGCTACACGGAGCTTTACGAAGACAAGATGGTGGAGTCCCGTGACCTGCATCGAGCAGTGTGGGATCGCCTCTCCGTGTACCCATACGCTGCGTATGGGTGCTACTGCCCGGCGGGGGTGTTTTGCCACCGTCACTTATTCATCCAGCACGCGAAGAATCATCTTGAATCCATGGGTTGGCGCGTACGGATCATGGGTGAGATCACCAAAGATCATTTTCCGAAACCGGAGCTCCCTGATGGCACGTCATCTTAATCTCGATACTCGTTTGCAGTTATTCTTGCATCACCATGCGCGTGATGAAGCAACGTATAACTTCATGATGCTCGAGATTCAGATGGGTTATCTGCGCGCCCTTCAGCGACTGCATCTGTCGTTTGACTCTGGCGCGCAAGCCGCCTCCTGGTACTTCACGCCCGCCATCATTGATCAGCAAGATGAATGGTGGGACCAATGCTGGCAGCTCGGCTATCATCTCGTCTTTGTGTTAGAGACGGGGGATGAGTTTGGCTTTACGCTGAGTGTCGATCACGATTGTAAGATTGATTCGATCTGGCACAAGGACTACTGGCAGACCCGCGCTTGGCTGAAAGAGCAGGCGCAGTTTCGCGTTCCGTTTATTCGCGACGTACTTATCTAAAGAGAATTACAATGCCGTTCGTAAAAGAAGAAACGCGGGCGCTCGCCCGTATCGTCAAGATCGATGAGATCAAGCCGATCAAGAAGGCCGATCGGCTGGAGATCGCGGTCGTCGGGGGTTGGGAGTGCGTGGTCGAGAAAGACCTGTATCAGGTCGGACAGACGGCTGTGTACTTCGAGATCGATGCAGCCGTGCCGCTTGACTCGCCGGTCTGGGGAGACTTCGATAAGAAGTACCTGCTGGTGAAGAAGGACATGGAAAACGGCGAGAAGGAGTATGCCGTGATCAAGACGCTCAAGCTGCGCTCGACGCTCTCGCAGGGGCTACTCATGCAGCTGAAGAACCTGCAGAGCATTCCGGCGTTGCTTATGAAGGTCACGCAGGCCGTACATAGCGAAGATGAAGTCAACATCACGCAGGAGCTCGGCATTCTGAAGTACGTGAACCCGGTCGAGTACAAGCAATACCTACGGCGTCTAGCCGAAGAATCTGGTGCAGGCGGGCGCGGTACGAACAGCTGGTGGTGGAAGCTACGCATGCGGTTGATCAAGGGGATTCTCGTCGATGGTCTGCAAGACTTCCCGCGTGGTCACGTGAAGTCAGACGAAGAGCGCGTACAGAACCTGGGCAAGGAATACCCACGGCTCGTGAAAGAAGGCGACGACTGGGAGGGCTCGATCAAGCTCGACGGTGAGTCGGCCATGGCCTACCAGGATCTGG